CGACTACTACATGTAAAATCCGAGTCTAATAAGGTGTTGTAGTAGTCTTCTCTATCAATAAATACAACCTCATCGTGGTGATAGAGTCTAGTAACATGTTAAAAACAAATCTTCCTAGTTTGCATGTGAAGCTAATGTATTTAAATTATTTAACAGTATTAACAAATTAAAATAAATAATGACAACATTTTTCAATTTACTTCTATTTATAGGAGCAATTTATGTTGTTTTCCTAGTAATACATGAAGGAATTGAATTATGGAAGGAAATCAACAAGTAATATGACAGTTAGAATTAAAAGTAGTAATATTCTAAATGGAATAAGCAAGTTATTAGTATTGTCAATAGCAATTATTGCTATAGTACATATGCTAAAAGACTGGGAGCCTAAAGATCCATATGGTTTTGTGGATTTGCAAATGAGGTTTAAACATTATGTAGTATCTGATAAATATCAAGAAGATGAAGATACATATGTAATACGTTTAGTAAATCCTGTTACTGGAAATGAATACAAAGCATATATTACAGATTATTTATATATGAATGTATACTTTGTAGGTGATACTATTAAATAATTATTAATTTTAAAAACATTATCAAAATGGGAAAAAAAAGATCTGCTACAGTCCATACAGTGGACGGAGAAGAGTTAACATTCACATCAGTATCATTAGATTACTGCTGCGGAAATAGTAACGGAAGTTTAGTATCAATATGCGGTGAGAAGTTCGATATCATCGAGACTCCGTCCGTAGTATCTGAACTACTAGATGAACTGGAGGATTGAGTATGGAAGATAATCAATATCCTGTAGTAAAAAAATCGTCTAATGGATGCTTTTGGACGATATTAGTAGTCATTGCATTAGCAATCGCTACTGGAGTAATAGTGTTTCTGTGTCATGAGCCTATTGCTAAGATTGTTACGTCAGAAGACGAATCAGTTTGCATTGATACTGTGAAAGCAGTAGAACCTGTATTAACTATACAGGAAGTTCTTAAATTTAGAGAAGACGTAAGAGAGGGAATGCGCATTGATAGTATATTTTTAGCAATGCCTGAAGCTATTTTGATTGATATACTTATGACTCATGGTACATCATTGTCAAATAGTGACATTGTTTATATATATGAATCAAACAAAGAGCATTTTAAAGATGTACTTAAAGGCGCAGTTATTCAGCGTGATATAATTACCCCAATGGATTCTGTGAAGAATCCTCGTGATTCTCTAAGGCGTTAGAGAGTAATAATTAAAACAAGTTATTACAGTTTTTTGAAGCATTTTGCAGAGAAATGGTTTAAAAATTTCGACACAACTAGTTTGTTCGTGAGAATAGACTAGTCTTCAGAAGATGACAAGCCTGTGGGGCGTAAATAGATATGTCTTGTCAAAAGAATTAGGCCTACATAATTCGATTGAGTCCAAGGTGTAGGAACATATCTATGATCGTGCGGACGTTAAAATCAGGTGAGTTCTAAGATTTAGTTTGACAGCTATTTCTGTATGTACTCTGGAGTAATCCTAAAACATATGAGGGTTTAAATTAAACATAGTAATATGTGGAAATGATTTCTTTAATAACAGATGTGCAATAGAGCGCTATTGCTTTATAGTATTAGTCTCAAATCTCCGTAGCACTGCGGTAAATTATTCTGTATATAGTGCTGTATACAGACGTCGTCATATTTATTAACTAACAATTTTAAAGCCTATGTAAAAATGAAAAAGGAATCCAAAAGGTACATTACTAGTATGATTCTACATACTGGTCATCTTTATGCTAATATGTTAGCATTAAATAAAATCTTAGGTATGCCTATATCTGTAGCAAAAGCTATAGCTAGAAGCAAACCAAGTGAAGAAGTTCAATTATGTCCATACTTTGAAATTCAGTCTAAATCATCTACTGATGATATTAAGGCAGAATTAGATGAGTATGAAATAGAAATAAAAGTAATTAATCAATAATTATGAAAGCAATAGTAATTTTATTTGAAGGCGATTATGTTAGTAATGCCCGTAAAGATGTAACCATTCGGGACATTGCTAATGCTATGACTCAACACATAAAAATAGAATCAGACAATTTAAAGATTGTTGATTTCGAAGATGTTGATGTAGCTAAAATATTAGTATCAAAAGCAGAAACAATGACTGCTAAGGAACCAAATCTTGAAGAACTTACATCTATATTCTGTGATAATATTATCACAAAAGTAGGTAATCCTGTAAACTTCAGCAATGAAAGTTTATTCAAAGTAGAATTTGTAAAAAGATTCCTCAATGATGCGGATATTCGTCAGCAAAATACAGATATGATTAAATATCTGATAAGTGCTGGAAGATTACAACCTACTTGTAAGAAAGTTCTTGAGGCTAAACATCTTTCAAATATTCCATATTATTTGAAAGAGATCAATGGTATGTTAAAACTCTTTTAATTATGGGAAAGAATAAGGAGAAAGAAGTAAAAACTAAGACGGAATACAAAAAACGTCCTAAGCATAAGAAAATGGAACCTTATAATCGTAAAAAGGCATGATTGAATTAAGTAAAGAAAAACCGTATGAAGATGCATGCAAATTGCTAGGTCTTCGTCCTGTAGCTAATTATAAAAGCTACAAATTAACAGATGAAACTAGGAACTTCATCAAGTTAGAAACTATTGCAAAAGCTTTGAATGAAGGCTGGAAACCTAAAGTAACAGATCCAAGAGAAGTAAGATATTACATATGGGGCTGGAACTATACAAATAACCAAAAACCTTCGGGCTTGCTCCATGTTACTTCTTACTATGGGCTTGGCCATGCTGCTGCTTATGTCGGTACTTCCTTGGAATTCAAAGACAGAGATACAGCAAAAGAATTTGCAAGAATATGTAAACCTATGATTGTCAAACATTTATTTGATCGAGACGATCATGAAAACTTCAAATTCGATTTCTAACGAATGTCCTACACGAGATAATATTATCAACTGTAGTGAATGTGATCTTGAGTGTAAACTCAGAATGGCAACGAATAACAAGCAAGAGGTTCCGCCAGAGCCTCTGCCCGCTGTTATATATTACTAATTAAATTGTTAGTATGGTGGATTCCAATCAACCCGAAAGAACTGTAAATATACCAGAACCCTAATGGAAGTTCGTAAGAACTAGAGTACAATGGCTATACAACGGCAATCCTATATAGGATAGAAGAAGGATAGGGGTTATCTGCAAAATAAGGTATACAAATATGCAGAACAGTTCTTTTTTTAATTCTAAAACCAAATTATCAAAAATATGGGACAAAGAAGAATTATCTCAGAAATGAGAAAAAGAGGTGTGTCAGAAGAGATAATTCAAGGACGCATCAATGCTCATAAAGCTAAAGCAGAAGCTAATATAGCTCGTGAGATTATCTATTTACAGCTCATTCGTGAAAATAGCTGGAAAAGAGAACAGGCATATGAGAATCGTAAACTTGTCAAAGCAGGTAAACGTGAATCATGTAACCAACGCAAGAGACGTCTTCGTAAAGAATATCTTGCAAAAAAGAAGAGTAAATAACTCGAGATTAATTAACAATAGTATCAATCTTTAAACATTATCAAAAAAATGGCAAAAGAAGAAGTAAAAGTAGCTGATGTTACAAAAGTATCAGCAGAGAACATTGAAGAAGTAATCAACAATGGCTCAACTGTAACAGAAGATGTTGCAAAAGCTGCTGCTGAAAAGATTGCAAAACAACGTAAAGAGGAACTCACAGAACGTCATATTGACGTAACTTTGAAGAGTGAGTATACTCGTCTTGCAACTTATTTGAGTATGAAAAAGACTGACAAGGAAAAAGAGGTCAAACTCAATTACTTGAAGAAGTTTTCTGAAAAAGATGACAAACTGCGTAACGGCGGCATCACTATTGAAGACTACCTGAAGGATTGTAAAGAGCTCTACAAAGAGGCTAACAATCTTCTTCGTGAAGTTGACAAATGGTATCAGGAACAGCAAAACAAATTGCTTAACCAATACCCGAAAGCCCGTTATGATTGGAGATGGGATGGACAATTGTTGTCCCTTTAATTCTCCGCGCATAGTCCAGGTATAGTGTTTTAGCAGTAGAAATACTGACTATATAACCTAACTAGAGAAAGTAGCTAATAGGTGGTGATGACATTTTATGTGCTAAGTACCAGAAGATGCAGCTCATGCATGAATTAACATGCATACAACAAGTGTAAGGTGTAGTAATACAACCGATGCCAGAGTAGGACATTATGACAACGTGCCACTGATCATGTGCCTAAGATCATGAGGATGTATATATAAATTGCGCAATATATAAATACAGATTCTATACTCTTTGAGTATATTATGCAATAGCATTCTTATGATATCAAGTCGGCATTTTTTGGAATAGTGCGATGCTAGACATCATGCCGTATAGAAGCTGAAAAGTATTCTATACTTCCAAGACAGGTTATCAAGGCATTAATAGTATGAGAATACTTTAAATATCGTAAAAGACCATAGGCTAGGTAGGTTTGGTCGCCTACCTAGTCACAATATAAGATTAATTGTAAAAATAGCAGGGATATTGTATAACATAACGAAGGCTCACCTGTAGAGAGTGCTGTGAACTGTGTTAAATAATAAAGCAGGAAGAATGGCTTAATTCTGTACGCGAGTTATACTTCAATTAATCTTATAAACTCATTGACTGTTAGGTCTATGGATCAGTTGTAAGACGAGGGTTCGACTCCCTCATACTCCACGCTCACCTAGAGCTTCAAAGCAATATACTAAGGAAAAGAACTAGGGTTTTTGATCGTGTTCTACCGTGCGCCAAGTTCTTAAATCTTAGAACGGTAGATTTGGGGTATTGTGGTTTTGATTGCTGAAGTAGAATAGGTCAATAAGCAGATAACTGGCAATACAAGTTATGTAATGGATTATACACGCTTAGTAGCGTGAGATAAACCAAACGGCTAAGCTAATGTCGTAAAAAGCTGGAAGCAAATGGGGCTACATTATTTAGGGGTTCGACTCCCCTATTGCTACAATTAAATTAAGTTTAATCAATAAATTAATTTGAAATGGGATTAATGAACTTTATTAGGCAGAACTTACCAGAATCATGGGAGAAAGCTGCAACAGAACTGAAAATGAAGACAGAGTTAATAACTCGTCTGCACGCAAATGTTCCCAGAATTTATAAGAATAAATATCATTATAAAGAGGGAATGAACTACATTCGTGGTGTATTTAGAGCATCTTGTGATATCATCTACTTAGTAGAAGCAACTGATATTGACAAGGAAAAATGGGAGCTATTGAATAACAAAATTAAAGAATACGAATATCAATGCGCGTAGTACCTTGGTGGGTTTGGTTTGACTCCAGACAAGAAGAGAGAGAGTTCAAGAAAATGTTGAACGAAAGCAAATCAGATATTGAAGCAATAGGTAAAGTAATGGATAAATATCCACAACTAACTATGGATCAAGTATCTGGTATAGTAGATAACTTTAAAAAAGAAATCAATAAACCATGAGACTAAATGAACCAGGTGTATATCAAGTAGTTGGAAGTGATATCGAACTTCTAGCAATTGTTGTTGGTGAAACTCCTCATTTAAGGATAGTTTCTGCGATTATTATGAATGATGCTTTTCAAAAAGCAAAATTCAGAGAAGTAAAGGAAGAATCTCTTGAGATTCAAAGTATATATGCACATCCAGAGATGTATGTATTTTATCCTTATGAATCATCAGATGTATGTCAACTACCCATAGAATTACGTTCTATGCGTGGTGCGAAGATGCCAAGCATTGATGATGCTATGTATCACACTTTTAAAGAAAAGTATAAAGTAGATACTTCTATTCCAGGTAGAGGTGCTATGAGTACTAAAGTATATATCATGAGTATGACAGGTTGGTCAGCTGCACAAGCACAACTTGTAATATGCAAGATAGCTAGGGAAATCAAAAAGGAAAATGGTATTATACAGTCTTACTAACAGAGTATATACTCCGTGGGGTAAACAATATCAATCATTTCATTGGAGAGCATCATGGTGGGTCTATACAAATTTAGAGAAAACTCATGAATCTGTTAGACACATAATATATTGGTTTGATACTAATATACTTCAAAGAATTGGTAAGGATACTAAGTTTACTCTGGATGTCCGTATTAGAATAGTATGCGGAATGGTTAATAAACTCTCTTCAAATAGAATATCTATAGCTATGAAAAGAGAATTTATGGAATGTATTTGGGATGCTTATCAAAAGTTCTCAAAAGATTATATGGAGTATCACTGTAGATATGAACTAGGATTACCATTTTAAGGTTATAGGGCTTTGATCGGCCCTATAACTACTAACGAGAGAGGTCAAGCAAAAAAGGATGAATAACAGTAGTCCACGTGCCAGATTAACTTTAGAGTTACTTCAATAAAACAGTAATATATATGCACATACTCTAGCGATTACCTCTCACAAAATGCCCGTAATTATGACAGATTTAGAAAAGCAACAGATTTTCGAACTGATCAAACAGGCAAAAGAAGGTAAACAATCTGCCTTCACAAGGCTTTATAATCGTTTTAGTAAGATTATTTATAATACAATTTATTATATTGTAAATAATAAAGATGTAGCTGATGATTTATTATCAGTTACTTTTACTAAAGCTTTTAGTAAGCTAGATAGTTATATAAACAATATCTCATTTGAGATGTGGTTAAAAACTATTGCAATAAATACTAGTATTGATTATATTCGACATACTAAAAAGGAAAAAGCGAACTATTGGATTGACGACGATGCCAACTCTCTGCAGTTGAGTAGCCAGGCCAGTTATTCACCTGAAGAAGATTATATCTTCTCAGAGAAAAGTGATGCTCTAGATAATGCCTTGTCGCGACTTCGTTGGAAGTATAGGAATATAATTGAACTACGCTCTATACAAAATCTGTCTTACAAACAGATTTCAGAGCATCTTGGACTCACAGAGTCTCAAGTTAAATCACGCCTTAATAAGGCAAGAGAGAAACTAAAAGAATTATTAACAGATTAAATTTACTAATTATGTCAGCAACATGGATTTTAGTATTGCTTCTATTTGGAGCAGTATTAGCACGCGCTATGCGTTCCACAAAAATGTGGTGGGTATTTCTATTCACTATATTAGCTGGTCTATTAGTAGGTATGTTGGGTAAAGAGGCTGTAAATCATTTTACTAAAAATGATACTACAGCTTCTATTATCCAGCTAATTAATACCGTAGATAATACGGATATGGATTGCACATTACCAGTAGTTTTAGTGACAGAGACTACATGCCAGTCAGGAGTAATGAGTTACATTTCATATCCATCCGAAGTATTATCAGACGCATTAGTTAGTGGTCATACTACTAAGGGCAGAGACTCGCCAGCTTATGAGGATGATAGTTGAACCTCATTAAACAATCTATCAGAATTCATTTATTTATTAACAATTTAAAACATTATCAAAATGTCGTCTAAGAAAAACAAAGCAGCTCAAGCAGCTGCAAGTACTGCAGCAAAACCTGCAGAAACAGCTAAAGCAGATAACACTGCAAAAGTAACTAAAACCGAAAAAGGAAATGCTGAAACAACTCAGCAAGTAGCTGCACCAGCAGCAACTGAAAAGCCGGCTGCTGCTCAACCTAAGAAAGAGGAAAAAGCGCAGACTCAGGCTAAGACTGACAAACAGCCCGCCCAGAAAGGTGCTGCACAACAGTCAAAGCCAAAGAAGAATAATACTCCTACAGTTATTGCTGAAGAAGTAGATCCGGCTGAAGCAGTGAAAACACTTGCTAAGTCTATCGGTGCTCCGACTGGTTCTTCTACAAGTTCTACAGATGCTAAAGCTATGCTTTCATTTGTTGGACATCAACGATTCACTAACAATGAAGAGTTGAAGAAGAACTTCCCTGAACAATACAATGCTATTAATCAAGCGATTAATGCTGTATGGTTCCTTGGAATGCTCGGTGTTCAGCAAGAAATGATCGGTATGCAGGCTGAAGGTAAACTTCAGTTGATAGTGTCTCCTGAACAGATTATGCCGTTGCAAGAAATGGCTACTATGTTCGGTGTGAAACTTGCATCACCGCGTGCTCTTCCTGGAGCTACAGACGGTCAGTTAGCAATTCCTTTTGGACCACAGGAAACTATTATTCCTGAAGAACTGAAGGATCCTAAACTGGCTAAACTTGAAGTTCCAGAAACTGATATTGAAAAAGTAGGTTCAGATCATGAAAAGATCTGTAGTGCTTTGGAATATCTGTTACGTAAAGATCGTAACATTGTAATTAGTTTAATTGACACCATTGAATGGTATCGTAAACTTTGTATCAACAATGCTAGTACTACTGATGAAAAGCTCAAGATTGACAATCGTCGAATAGACGAATGGATCAATGAGATTTTCCATCTTGTACCTGTAGCTGGTTTGATGAAGGGAATCGGACGTGCCGTATATCTGTATACCAAGAAGGAAAACTCGCCGGTAAGTGCACATTGCATCGTTCATGGCGCTGTACCTACTGTTACAGATGATGAAGTTGTACTTATCGTTCGTACATTCATCCAGGAAAACTTCCGATATAACTTGGAAGACAAAATTGATGCTAATGGTAATGTTATCAAAACCAAGAAGATTGAAAATCCGGCAGATGACAAAGCTATTCAAGCAACAATGGGAGTAATTGGCGTAGATTATGTTGACAAATTGATGCATGACTACACATGTTCTGTTCCTGAAGGAGCAACTGATGAACAATTGACAGAAATCAAAATGGCGCGCGATAGTGCTAGAAAGGTTATCTCTCTTGTTCGTGCTAACTATTACCCTGGAAAGATTCCTCCTACTAATGAGCAACTGCGTTTTGCTGTTGGTAAGATCATCAACTACTATCGTTCACCTATGGACAAGATTGCCGAATTTGAAGGCCCACTTCCTGTACTTGTAGGTGAATATCCAGAAACCAAGAAAGAAGAGGCTGCAGCTGAAGAAAAAAAAAGCTAAGCTGGTTCCATAATTGGTGGAGTATTGTATATAAGTTTAAGAGACTGTTCACTAATTCGTAATCAATATGAATAGTAGAATTTTGTCAGCTGTAGGTTTATTTATCGCTAGCATATTTGTTGGCTATAATATACTTAGTACAGTTGAACCCGTGCAGGCACAACAACCTGTAATACCTTCATATTTAGAGTTGATGTCTATGATGCACTCTAATAAGGAAGCAAAGTCTGTGAGTAAGGTAGATACTATAGAAGTATCTTATGATGTTAATACTCAAGAAGTATCCGTAAAAGGAACAGCAGACGCAATTGTGAATGTAACAACTACTGGTGAATTAAAACCAGTAGTTAAGTGGAGAACTAAAGTAAAAGAAGTAAATACAGGATTTCCAAAGGTACGCAGTATAGCTAACTTACCGGAGGATGTAAAGCCACTTTCTCCTTTTACTAAAGAATCTCAAAATGAGTAAGAAGAATCTTATTATGCTTAATAGTATGATGCGACTATCACGTATCATACGAAATAGCAAAGATGCTAGGCGTAATTTAGATTTGGTAGTAGATCAAACCGGTTACTTTATAGTAGCCGGGGAAAGTTCTAATATGATACAAGTACAAGCGAAAGCTAGTATAAGTAACATCTTATTCGTAGAACAGTACTTACGCTCGTCTGTAAGTAGTATATGCGTGCACTTGGATGGTTTTGATCCAGGACGTATGGATCCAATTGATTATATCAGTAGTAATGATATAAAAAATGGCATAGTTGATATATGCCGGGGTAAGAAGGTGGTTGCAAACATCAACTTATCTTCTGGAGACATATTTCTTGTAAAACCAGAGTCAGAAATTATAGGAGAAGATAAATCCTCAGCGGAAAATAGTTAATGATAATAGCCGCTATATAAATACTATAATTATATCATAGTTCGAGAGGAGTAAAACTATAGCGTAAATCACTCCGGCAGTCACAGAAGGAAGTTTTTAAGTACTACTGCGTCAGGGAGTTTGTGTCCATTTACACATAGCCCGAAAAAAGACAGAATCCGAGAATATGTAAGAAGTAGTTATGAGATGCTTCGTAGCAGCTAACACTGTGAGATACTCAAAAGGTAGGATAATAACTTATACTGGTGAAAAAGGTATAAGAAAGCAGGAGAGGGTGAATAGCCTGCGCTGTTAATATGAGAACCGTCTGGTGATATTAAGAGTGAAGAACCCGTAATATAGGAGCTACAAGAAGATACCCTAGTTACAAATTAATTCAAAACCGAGGAGATGAATTCGTAGTAATAAACAAATAAAAACTACAAAAGATGAAATCCTTAATCCTCAAAAAGAGAACGAAATCTCTATATTCGTATGCGTCAATCAAGATGTGACTCAAGAAGGAATATGAACACGATGCTGAAACAAGAGCAAAGGGCTCTTGAATAATCCCTTGGAAAAGGATTATTGAACAACATTATGGCTGACTAACGCAACAAGCGGGCTCCAACCTCGCTTCATACAAAAGCGCAACTATGCGTCCTGATTGGAAAAATAGGCTAACTCTAGTGTTTTTATGATAATTGGTTCATAATATAAAGGGAGTAATTACTGATACTAATGTAAGGATAACCGTGTTATGGTACATACTTATACAAAGTAAAGATATGAAGGCTGGACATGCAATGATCCTAAGTAACTATGTTAAAATTATAGTGAAAATAGACTGATTACCAGGGAGCAGGAGCCAATCCTGTGCGCTACCGTAACTAGCGTGCCGCAAAAGAATTTACGTATAAGGGATGAGGCATATGAGATTGATGCCGTCTTTCAAGTCTAAAGTGACTCACGTGCTTATTCGTTCGTGTGAGTATAATTGAATGAGGAATGAATAGACCAAGAGTGTCTAAGCGGTTTGAGGGCGCAATAACCCTGATTCTAATCGTTACACACCTTTAGCAAGTGTGATTATAATGATAAATAATACTAAGGAGAAGCTTTGAAACTCCTTCTAAAAAACAGCAGAGCTTATACCTTTTAAGATATGTAAAGGTGCATTACTAGATTATCACACTCATTCCAGAGTAGGAGATATTAGTAGTGGTCAAAAACAATAAATTAATAAGTAAGAGCCAAGCTGCTCCAGCTTAGAACCCTGGAACCAGAGAGGTAGGACTGTAATAGATGATATTACTTTGCTGCATCTGAAAATTAATGCCGAATAGAACCGGCCTAGTTAAATCTGTTCTAAGTGAATTGTTAACATTATTAATCTTTACCAAATTGGGAAGTTCAATGGCGAGTACAGAGATAGCAAACTACTGTTGTAAAGTAGTCAGATAAGGAGTATGATCCACCCCAGACTGCCAACCGTCATCGCTGACATTAGAAACTCCTAAAGTATATATTGCAAGTATATATGTAAAGAGAACGCTGATTCGTTAATAACCTGTCGCCTATCACCCTGTCTCGGTAGATTAAAGGGCGTAGTACATTTCAACTCAATAGTAATAACAATTGAGCAACAAGGAGACGATGAGAGGTGGAAATCCTCGTGTTCGAGCAGAATAAACAACAAATCCTATGCATGGTACAAGTGGGCCATACTATAAGTAATGGGCTTGTGAGTTGGTAACGTTAGATAAACGACCGTAATTCTATGAATTTCGATAATCCGGAAATACTAGGTAGACTTACCATTAGTCAATGATCTATGTCTTTTATATTGCATCTAATCGCGATATAAAATAACGGTGAGAGGTGCGTTAAGCATCGAAAAAGTTGAATCTTAACCGTCGAAACGAGACGATAAACATATCAGAATTAACAGAAATTATCAGAGAATTTATCAGAAGATATTTTCAAATGAATTAACATTTATTATTTTAATACCTAGTAGATTATGTGATTGAATTCACCATTACCATTATTGTAATGCCATAAAATAATCGAACAGTGGAGAGCATTAATTTATTATTAACTTAAAAACTAAAAAATGATCCGTATTGGTATATCAAATGCGGACTCAAGAAGGGAACATTTTTTATGGAAAATTTGAACAACAATAATGCACCGCAGATTCCTAATGCTGCTGCACAGATCTTGGCTCGTAACCGGCAGGTTGCACAAAAGTATGGTCCTTACTTCGGTAAGCAGTTATTCACTATTATCGCAGTAAATCCAGATCCTAAGTACAAGGAAGACGTCATGAATGGCATCAATACTTTCCGCAATGAGATCAAAGCTTATATTATTAAAGCTATTGATATCATGAGTGTAAGTATCGTCGCTAAGGATCTTGATCAACGGCCGAAGATTGCTATCAACAAGGACATTCCTGGTGTTGAACCTTTGATGTTCGAAATAGCTGAACCGGATTTCAGCAAAGCTACCCGGGCTAACGTTACGGAAGCAATTGACCGCCTTGGTAAGAGCGGAGCTAGTCCGATGTTTTTCTCAGCTGAAGATTTGCCGAATCTCGACAAATTAGTTGAGGAAGCTAACATGGGTGCTATTACTCACTACGAGAACTTTGCTCGTCACTGCTTGAATCTGTCTAAGACAGTTCGAGGTTATTCCGATGCTAACAAACGCATTTATACTGATTATATGCGGCAGTGTGGTATTGGAAGTGATGTAGAAGTAAACGTGCATGTTGAAACTACTACAACAGAATAACAGATATGAACGGAAGATTATCACCTTCCCGGGTTGATATCTTGCGTATGCTAATTATTTATGAACCAGCTGTTTTAGCAAAAGTTAAGATCTTGAATGGGAGAATTAACGAAAGACCTAAAAAAGTAGATATACAAGAGGACGGACAGATTATCTTGTACTATGGAAGTGGTCCTAGATGGTGGCAACGGTTCTTTAATGCTCATGGACTGGTGAGTATTACTGATATAGCAATCAAATTAGCAGACACAATGTCTGGAACTGGAGAAGCAAGAAATGAGGAAGCTTTTTATGGTATTATGAATGCCATATTAAAAGAAGCTACCGATAATAATGATTTGGATAAAATGGTAGATATTTTATTTGATGTAGTAAGAAGTAGTACGAACGGAGAACTACATTCTAAGTATATCAATGAAAAGTATTTACAAAAGTATTCGAATGAAAAAGAACATAACCGAAGTGTAGGAGTTTCTGAAACAGGAAATAAACTATATGTTGGTGCTAAAACAACAGACGGACGGATTCTACCGGTCTATTTTGCAAAAGAAATAAAAATTGTTGAACGTGATGACATATAATACTGAATTGGGTATTTATCACATCAATATCTATTAATAGTACTGAATGGGGTACTATTTTAATAGAGACTACTGAATGGGTAGTTCTCTATTACATAACATGCATTAGCTTAGTTGATTAGAGCACTCATCAGAGGGACGGCAGTTTGAACCTGTCATGCATGACTAACTAGTAAACGATTTCGGTCAAGTATTAACTTAAAAACAAATCACTTGAATATGAAATCAATTACATCTAAATATGCAAAAAGTCGTCGCGATGAACTTAGTAAAGATATTACTAAATATTGGACGATTATTAAAAACGAAAATATCATTTCTAAAGGAACTATTCGTAACTATGAACTTAAGGTATTGTTAACGAAGATTCAAGAAATGGCAGAAGAACGAATCCTTATGAAACTGTATTTACAGTGTATTAATATGGGTTATAAGAAGTTCTCTGATTTACCAGCAGAAAATAACTATTATACAATATTTTCACTATCCGAGAAACAGGAACAGTTGTTTCATTTAGGGAAGATTAAAACAATCGACCCAAAGATAAAGCGAGCTAAAGGCAAAAAGAATCTGAATATCAGTGAGGAACTCACTTCAGCTTACATCAGCAACATAAAGAATAAGTTGCAGATAGAAATCAATAAGTTGAATAAAGACTTAGAAGATTTTAATGACAAAGCTGAACTTGATATTGAATCAGCTCCTATTTGTCTAGCTGCTTAATTAACGCGAGCCTTCGGGCTCGCTAGTTATTAACTTCTAAAATTATCAAGATTATGAAAAAGAATTTATCAGGTAAACATAAAGATCATAAAGGAAAGAAATTATCGAGAACTAACCGTTCTAAATTACGTAGATTTAAGAAAGTAGAAGAAGTATTTAGAAGACCGGGTCCATCTCCCTATATTACAAAGGGTGAGAATGGGAAAGTAATAATAACCAACATAGTTGGTAAAGTTAAGCAAAAAAGCTATACTACAAAAGTAGGAAAGAACTCTCGTCAGGAAAATAAAACAGCTAAACAAGCTAAGAAGGAGCTTATTAAGCAAATTCTAGCAAGTGCTGGATTTGAACCTACAGTTCATTATACTAGAAAAGAGAAGAAGAAGTTCACTCGATTAATTAGAAAACAACTCTTTGTTCAGCCGAAACCAGTTAATCTAACTGATGAAGAAATCAAGGTTAGATTTCAACGTGAAAAAGAGTATAAAGCTGAACTGTTAGCCAGTAGACCTCATATAAATGAGGTGAAGGCTTCTGTTTTAGAATTCCTAAAGAAAGGAAGAGAAGTACTAAATAACAAAAAGAACACTCGTAAGTTCCGTTATGTAGTACAGAATCAAAGCGAAGATAATCCTATGAAAAGTACAGACTTCTACACGGATTATTTAGATGCTAATGATAAAGAAGAAGCATTCTCTAAAGTAAAAGTATTAGCTAAGAAGTACGAAAACAATGATAAGTTCACCGGAATAACCGTTGAAGATTTAAGTAATAACAATTGGACCTATTACACTAAATCAAAACTTTTAGCAGCATAAGTTTAACTATTAATATTATCAAGATATGAAAATAGATAAAAACAGAAAAGAAGAATATAAAATAGCACGTAGTGAAGAGAGAGTTGCAGCAAGAAATGCTCGAAAAGCAGAAAGAAGAGTATTTCGAGTAAAACAAATTACTTCTGAAGAAGAGGTTAAACCAAAAAACTTCTATAGTGAAGAACTTAAAGCTCGTAGAAAAGTTAAACGAGAAAGAGCAAAAGCTCTTATTGAGAAGAGAAAAAGTACTTTCGTATTTCAATCTATTAATTATCCTAAGTTTAATAAATACGACAGGAAACAGCTTGATGCTCAAGTTAAGTTTGATAATATGATTATTAATATTAATCAGACAAAAGCTAGAGCTAAGAAACAAAGTAAAGAAGACAAGGCTAAGTACAAAGCTTCCCTTGTTGCGTTTAAGAAAACGTATGTACGAAAAACAGGTACAACAAAGGCTCCGCTAGTCGCCTAAAATATGCTAGCAAAAAATCCATAATTTAGAAATTTTAATGCGGCAGTATGCTGGTTGTCTGTGTAGTTTAAATGGAAAAACTGTTAAATGAGGGTTCGATTCCCTCCACAGACTCAAACTAACATTATTAATTATGATTATACGAGATAAGATTGTTTATGTATATGATATTGAGGTATTCCCCAATGTTTTCCATTGTACTGTAAAAAATACAGAAACAGGTGAATTGCATAAATTTGAAATATCTTGCAGAAGAAATCAATTAGATGAATTAGTCAATTTCTTTCATACAGTTAATACAGACTATACTTTTGGAGACTTATATACTACAAAAATTCAGTTAAATACTAATAAATTATTTTGTGGTTATAATAATCTTCATTATGATAATCCTATTATAAATTATATAATAGATTATTATGTTGTAATGAAATACAAAGGATATAGAGATATATGTAGATCTATATTTAATTTAAGTAAAGTAATTACTACTTCAAGTGAAGACGATATTAGAGCTTGGAGTAAGTGGAAGTATATGGTTTGTTTTGATTCGTTTGATATTCTTACTATGCTTTATAGCAATAAGTTAAGAGTAGGTTTGAAAGAAATTCAAGTAACAATGCAGTACAAAAATGTACAAGAATTTGTTGCAGATTGGCAGGCAGATTTACCTGAAAATCAAATAGATTCAATGATTGAGTATAATATTAATGATGTTAATTCTACTGAAGAGTTACTCAATAGATGTAAAAAAGATGTAGATTTAAGGTTAGCTATTGAAGATGAATACGGAGTAAGAGTACTTAGTAAAGACGGAGTAAACATTGGAATGAAGATTTTAACTCAGAAATATCTTGAAAAAACAGGTCAAACCTGGTATGATATTAAAGATTTAAGATCTCCAATGGATGTAATACCTTTAAATAAGGTAATCCTACCATTTATTAAGTATGATAGTCCTATACTTCAAAAAGTACTAGATGATATGAAAAGTCAAATAGTATCTCCAGGAAGAAAAGGATATGAAAATAAATTCATATTTGAAGGATTAAGATATTCTGTAGGAGTTGGAGGAATTCATTCAGTGAATGATCCTGAAATAGTTATACCAAAAGAAGATGAAATGCTCATTGATATAGATGTTGCATCACTATATCCAAGTATGCTAATAGAATATGGGTTCTATCCTAAACATTTAGGACCTGAATTTCTAGAAGTATATAGACAAATTAAAGATGAGCGCATCGAAGCTAAACACAATGGCAATAAGGTTAAAAACGAAACCTTAAAGCTTGCTCTCAATGGATTATCAGGTAACTTACAGAATCCACATAATTTCTGTTATAGTCCGTTTGCAGTAATGCAAATACGTATAAATGGACAGTTACTATTACTAATGCTAGCTGAAAAACTAACCCAATTAGAATGTCGAATCGTCCAAGCTAATACAGACGGTTTATTTGTATTACTTAAAAAATCTGTATATGATAGTGTAAACAAAGTATGCAGAGAATGGGAACAACTTACTAAACTTACTTTAGAAGAAGAACGTTTTAAAGCTATGTATCAATATGCTATAAATGACTACTTTGCTATTACTGAAGATAATAAAGTAAAAGAAAAGGGTATGTTTATTACTACTGTGAAATTAGGGAAAGGTCTAACTCCGAAGATCATACCGAAAGCAGTAATAAACTTTTTTAAGAACGGAGTACCAGTAGAAGAAACTATAAAAGGTTGCCAAGACATTAGAGACTTTCTAATGGCTGAAAAGACTGGTAAACAATGGCATGTTGAGTATAATAATAAAGAACAACAAAGGACTAATCGTTTCTATGCAAGTACTAATGGTGCCTATTTATGGAAATGGAAACCAACAGGACACAAAGAAGGTGAAATTATAGAATATGATGAACCATATGTAGGTAAAAAGATATTTGTTGCAAAAGAAAAACAGTATCAGAATATGCTTACTGCATCTGGTGTTACTTTATTAAATTACTTAGACGATAAACCAATTGAAGAGAGAAAGATTAATTATAGGTATTACATTATGGAAGCCTATAAGATAATCCGTGAATTAAAACCGTTACAAATGAGCCTATGGGATTAACAAAGGCTTATCAGATATATTTCAAATACCGTATGCTCGTATAATATATGAGAATATGATTTTAGAAATAGACACCTCAATCCTTGATAGGATTGAAAACTTATCTATTAATCAGTTAGTATTCCTAACGCTTGTATTGAGTGATATCAAAAACATCAATCAAGACATTCAGAAACTTCTCAGCCTAGTTAATGAAGAAGAGATACAAGAGTTAGAGTCTCGTGGTCTAATTGCTACCAGCACTGTAGACAATACCACAGTTATAAAGAAAACAGAAAAACTAGAAGAACTTCTTAAAGAAGATAAATCTATGTTTGATGAATTCTATGACCTATTTCCAGTTTATGTTATAAGACCTGACGGAACCAAAGGTTTTTTAAGGGCAAATGTGAACAAATGTAGGAAGGAATATAATCGAATAATTGGCAAAAGCAAAGCAATGCATCAGCACATCATGAAATGTTTATCTTATGAGATAGATAATAAAATGATTACTGGTAAAATCGGTTATATGAAAACTATGTGGAAATGGCTCACTCAACATGAGTGGGAGACATACGAGGAACAAATGAAAGTAGAAGAACCAATAATTAGTAATGATTATGGAACAGAACTCTACTAATACGCTTACCTTCCGCCATATATCTATTGCAGCTAAAGAAGCAGTAGAATATATAAAACAAAGAAAGAATCATGAGATTCAATCTTTAAGAACAAGGTGGAATAAGTTCAATAAACACTGTATGGGTGGAATTGAACCTAATACGATATATACTATAGTAGGTATATCTGGTAGTGGTAAATCATCATTTGTTAATACACTTGAAAATGATTTAATAGATCTAAATCCTGAGCAGGATGTAGTTATCCTTAACTTCTCATTTGAGATGTTAAGTTCAAGGCAGGTAGGTAGAAAATTAAGTAGTAAGTTAAGGCAAACTACTGCACAGCTATATAGCGCTAACGAGGAATTAAACGATGACACATTGGCGCAAGTTGAGACAGCATCTCAACAAATAAAATCATACCAGATATATTATGTTGATACACCTGGGACGGTTGGAGAAATAGCTTCTACTATTGATTATTTTTACGAGAACTATGCAAAGGGTAAGAAATTTATTATTATCCTTGATCATACTTTACTTGTAGAAGGTCAAGAATCTGCACTGAAAGTGATTTCCGATTTACAGAAACTGTTTATTAAGGTTAAAAAGTACCCTAATACTACTATAATTCAGTTATCACAGATGAATCGAAACATTGAAGCTCCTGATAGGATTAACAATCCATCTATGCATTACCCAATGCGTAGTGACATTTCTTCTGCGGATACTATATTCCATGCATCTGATTATGTTATATGTATTCATAGACCGGAACTACTCAATATACAACAGTATGGACCGAATCGTTTACTAGTTAAGAATAAAGTCTATCTTCATATCCTAAAGAATAGGGATGCTGGAGAGTGCGCTATACTTGAGTTTGATAACGATCTAAAATACAATAATTTAATTGAGACTATAAGGGAAGAAGAACCTACGAAGAAGATTTCGTTTAGTAATAACAATTAAAGGCTGAAAAATTATGATTACAACATATACATTTACATTACCGAAGAAAAATAATAATACTAGTGCTAATAACTTTAAAGAAAGTCTAGCTGAAAAATTCTTGAATGCATATCCTTGGTTGGGTGGCAAGAAAGAGAAAAAGACTACTGTTGATTTGTATTTGCTGGATACTATTCCGACAAATCTAGGTTATACAGCAAATGACTTCTTGAGTAATAAGTATAATTTGGAAGACGAGTTCTTCAAAGCTATTGCAGGACTTAGTTCTCTTGCAAAAGATTATGACTTTGAAGATGAATTCGGTACTCCGATTCGTATCTTCGATAATTTCGTTCAGATTGGCTACGACATTATTCCTATTATGCCGGGCTCATTGAACCATCTAAAACCGAAAACAAAGAAGACTATTATTGATATCACAATTAAGATTAAAAATAATGGTTGGTTCTAAATAAGATATTAATTCCGTACTTATCAGAAATTGTCAGAGTTTATCAGAATACACGGAATACAAAAATAAACAAGCTTTATGATTGTATTACCAAAAGAAAAAACAGAAGTAAAGATATGTAATCCAAAGTTCTCTGTGTTTTATGGGAAACCTAAGGCTGGTAAATCCAGTCTTATGGCTTCTCTAGACAATAATCTAATTATAGATTTAGAGAATGGTTATCAGGCTTTATCTGCACTAGTTGTACAAGCAAGATCTGTAAAAGATTTTGGAGATATTGTGGCTGCAATTAGAGAAGAAATTAAGAATACAGGCAAAAGACCGTATAAGTATATTACTATAGATAATGCAACTCGACTTGAGGAAATATGCATGGGCTATGCCATACAGCTCTACAAAGGTACTAATCAAGGAAAAAATTATCAAGGTACAGACATTCGTACTCTTCCAAATGGAAGTGGTTATATGTGGCTAAGAATGGCTGTTAAAAAGGTAATCGACTTGTTCAGAGATCTAAGTGATCATCTTATATTGATTGCTCATACTCGTGATAAGCAGATAAATATTGAAGGTCAAGAGATGTCAGAAATGACTCTAGATCTTACTGGTAGATTAGGAGATATTATCTGTGGTGAGGCTGATGCTATTGGTTATGTTTATCGAAAGAAAAACGAAACAATTATTTCCTTTGAAGGAGGAAGTAATATAGTAAGAGAGGCAAGAGCACCACATTTACGAGGTAAGAATATTGTAGTAGCAGAAAGCGACGAAGACGGTGAAATTACGTTTCACATGGACAGAATTTTCTTACCTGAATAATAACACAAAACAAAGAAATTATGGTTTATAGTACAGAATTAGCAAGCAAAGTAGCAATAACAAGTAATGACAGTAAATATCTTGAAGCAGGTATTCATGATAATGTTAAGTTTACTGGTGTAAGAGCAGCAACATCTCCTACTGGAAAAAACTTTATGGAGTTTCGTTTTGAAAAAGACGGAAAAGAGTTACTACATACAGAGTGGGAACCAAATGAAAGAGAAGGAGATTCTGCTGAACAGAATCAGGCTAAAGTAACTAATGTAGTTACTCGTATAATGCGAATTATGAATTGTTTCTATCCTAAAGGAGTACTGAACTTTAATGGTAGTTCTTATAAAGAATTTACTGAATGGGTAGTAACAATGCTAAATGCAGCTAATAAAGATGTCTTATTGAAGGTTAAAGTAGTTTATAATGATAATGGTTATACTACTTTGCCTACTTATGTTAAATTTGCAGTAATTGAACCTATGGTATTACCAGAAGGGTTCTACGACAAAGAAACAAATCCAGAAAATAAGAGTTTGATTAGAGAGTTGTCTATTGACAGATTTACAAAACCTGTCATTGCTGATAAAGAGACTAAAGTAGATGATCTATCTACTATGAACAGTTCTCCAGCAGACGATCTGCCGTTCTAAGATAACTTGAGAAAATAGTCGCTACCTAGAGCATAAGCTAGGAATACGTAGGTTAGTGTACCGCACTATGAAAAATGAGTGAATACGAAATAGTACACAACCTACGTTTTATACCGAAGTATAACAAATTGGGTTACGTATAAGGTTAATTGCTTATATGACGTGGTTCGAGTCCCGTTGCTTTGACAATAAATAATATATCATATGATTTACGATACAACAAAAGTAAAAGATACATTTAATATCACTCTAGATTGGATTCTTTCTAGAGTAAGTGAGTATGATATATATGCAGCGTATATAGGTAATTTTAAAGTAGGAATGATCTACAATTCTCCATTGAGAAAAGACAAAACTCCTTCGTTTGGATGCTTTTATAGTAGAAAAACAAAACAGTTATTGTTTAAGGATCATGGAACAGGTCAGTGTGGAAATGTAATAAAGTTTATAAAACTTTATACAGGTATAACTAATTACTCGGATATACTTAAAGATATTGTTGAAAGACTTAAAATTACTAACGATACGCAACTCGTTAGCTCTAAGCAATATATACCGTCAACTGAAACAGTAATTGGTGTTGTACGTCAGGAATTTACTGAAACTGACATCAATTACTGGAAGCAGTTTAATATTACGGTAGAAACTCTAAGAAAATTTGGAGTAAGTAGTATAAAGTACTACCTATGTAATGGCATAGTAAAAAGCATTTATAAAGAAGATAATCCTATGTATGCTTATAAGGTATACAATCATTTTAAGATATATAAACCTTTAGCAGACAAATATACGAAGTGGCGTAATAACCTTACTGAATACGATATTCAAGGTTATAAGCAACTACCGAAGAAAGGTGATATCCTAATAATTACTAAGAGTATGAAGGATGTCATGTGTCTATATGAAATGGGAATACCTGCCATTTCGCCTTCATCTGAATCAACATTTATTCCGAACGATGTCTTAGAGCACCTAAAGAAGCGTTTTAAACGCATTATTATAATGTTCGATAGAGATGAAGCTGGAGTGAAATATCTCCGTAAAATGAGCCAAAAAACAGGCTTGGAAGGTATGTTAGTCCATAAAAGATTTAAAGCAAAAGATATATCTGATGCTATTAAAGCTAATGGATTTGAAAAAGTAAAGAACTGGTTAACAAAACAATTATGAGTAAAACAGATAAATTTTCTTACGCGTTAAGTAAACTTGTAGCATTTCCATTTAAACTAGTAGGGAACACATTTATTGCATTAGGTCTTACATTAAGTATAGGTATTAATGGAGTATTGTTTCCGAAAGATCTTGAGATAGCTGACAAAATTGCAGCAATACTTGGAGAATGTAAAGTAATTCTATCAGATATAGCAGATGAAGCAAAAGAAGAAATAGGGACGAGTAAAGAATGCAACTCCTAATGAATACGATGGAATAAAATTCCGAAGTAAACTGGAAACTTATACATATAAAAAGCTGAAAGAAGCAAAGATCTAGGCAGACTATGAGCAGCACAGATACGAACTTCTTCCAGCTTTTACTTTTGGAAACAAAAGATACAGACCGATGACCTATTTACCAGACTTTGTTGGTAAAGGTTTCGTGATTGAATGTAAAGGCTTCCCTAATGAGGCGTGGCCTTTGCGTGAAAAGTTATTTAACTATTATTTGTACACACATGAACCTAAAACAGCGTTCTATGTTGTACATACGTAGAAACAAGTCGATGAGTTAATCGACAAACTAAAAACATAAAAACAGAAGTTATGGCAGAATTTATTAAAGTAGGTAATGAGATCACAGTTAAACCAAAGTTAGAAGGATTAGCATATGAACTTATTAAAGGTAAAGTATATGATCTGAAGTACAATCGTATGGAAGGAAAATCTTATTTAGTAGAAAATGGTGATTTGAATATGCCAAAGAAACTGTATAAGCTAGATGAGGATAATAACTTTATTAACCGTGTGCTTACTTATTTCAATTCTGAAAGTTCTAACCAAACAACAGGTGTATTACTTGCTGGTACTAAAGGTACAGGCAAAACAATGCTCTCTAAACGTATTGCCTTAGAAAGTAATCTACCTATCATTGTTGTTGCAACTGACTACCCTGCTGATAAACTAAGTGTGTTCTTCAAAAACTTTACTACTCCTGTAGTAATCATGTTTGATGAGATTGAGAAGAACGATTATTGGTGGGAAACTAAGGATCTATTAGGATTCCTAGATGGAGTAGAGTCAACAGCAAAGAAACTTGTATTAATGACTTGTAATAGAGCAGAAAAGATAGACGAAAACTTCTTTGATAGATGCTCACGTGTTCGTTACTTCAAACAGTATGAAGCTAATTCTAACTCTGTATTTGTACGCTATATGGCAGAAGATAAAGGAGTTAAGAATATAGATGAAGTTGTGAACTTCATTAACAAATATATGAAAGTAAAATCATTTGATAATATTTCTGCATTCTTAGATGAAGTTGTTCTCTTTGAAGATATACCTTTAACTCAAATAGCTAAAGATATGAATATTTCTACTGAAAAAATAAAAGAAGAGAACAAAGTATCTACTCAGGATGATACACAGTCATCTGATATGGATGAAGTATGTATCGAAATAATGGAGAATAAGATTTTGAATCCACTTTAATTATGATTTTATTTCTAATGATAGTCATATACAAGATGTCTAAACATATCCGTCAGGATATAGAAGACGAGATCCCATGGAATACAAACATGGAAGTTGAAACCGATTTATATTTAGCAGCATGAAAATAGAGATTCCGTATTATGAAGATAACACGCGAATATCAAATTCAGCAATAGGGTGGTTCTTAAAGAAAGGACCACGTTACCTCAAGGATATGCTTGACGGTAAAGAAGAAGGTATAAGTGCTAAGTATCTTGATAAAGGTACTATGATACATATGTATCTTCTTCAGCCAGATGAGTTCTGGCATAATTATATTGTTATTGATTATGAAAAGCCTAAAACGGCACAACAAACAGCATTCTGTGAACGTTATCATTCATCTGCGGAAATAGTAGAAGAAGATAAGCTTCTAGATGCATATAAGTTTGCATATTCTGGTAACAATATGTCTAGAGATGCTATGTTAAAGAAAGCAAAGGAGTTACAACTCAAGTTTGCTGAATATATAGAAGCTCTAAAGAAAACAGATCTATATACGATTATATCGTTTGCAGATTTAAATATGCTTAAGAATATTAAAGATAATATTGAAAAGCATATAAAAGCAGATGAACTGCTTACAGACCAACCAGGTATGGAATGTCATAACGAGTTTCATATAAACTGGGAGGCAGAGAAACAAGGAGTATCTTGTAAGTCGCTATTAGATAGGGTTAAGATTGATCATGCTAATAGAAAGATTATTCTTATTGACTTAAAAACAACAGCAGATGTCTATAATTTTAAGCATTCTGTAGAAGAATACGATTACTATAGACAGATAGCTTTCTATATTCTTGCTCTTACATGGTATATGAAAGATCAAGGTTATGATATAGAAGATTATGATTTAGAAGCGTATATTGTTGCTATCCAAAGTAATGGTAATAATGAAGTACGTGTATTTAATATGTTAAACGAAAAAGAGTTATTGGACCGTAAAGACCTAATAGCAAATACTTTAACAGAAATCTCATATCATTATCAGACAGGAAATTGGGACCATACTCGTAAATATTACGAAGGTGATGGAACTGAAGAACTATAAAAATCTAAAACAATTAAAAGGCTCTGATGAGAGCACTATTGAAGCTATGTATAACAATGTTATTGTTGATAATGCTGAAGAAGAAGCAAAGTATTCTACAGTAGAAGTAGATGGAGAAGATTGTGTAGAAGATGGAATTGACGCCTGAAATAATTCTACTATCTCCTAGAGTATTAAGTAAAAGGAACCCCTTAGAACATAAGTCATTCAAAGGACTATATACTAGTCTTTACGACGAATATTCTAAGGGTTTTATTTATTTAGACTACGTATTCAACAATATTGAAGAAGAAAAAGATATCGAAGGTTGGCTTACTTGTGAAAAAACATATTTCAATAAGAGAATCTTCAATATTAATTCAAGTAAACATACTATATTTACTTTAAAATCTGAAGATAGTAGAGAACTAGAAGATTATAAACAAACTGGTAATCTAGGTTTTGGAATAACAGATTGGTATCCTATCTTTCAGTTTTGGGGAGATAGAACAAAAGATATAAAAGATACTGTTTATAATATGATAACAGATTTAGATAATAGGTTTGAATAAGAAAAGGGCTGTTGTGAAACAGCCCTATCTTTTTATTCTCCAAGTATCTACTTTTTATAATAATTTCTTTTACTTTGTATATCTTTTAATTCCTATATATTCCTAAATGGAGTAAGTTTTAAAAGGTTGCGCTCTTGTTCAGTCCATCCTTTATAAGCACCTCGTTTAATAGTAGCATCATAATAAGTTTCATCTAACCACCAATATTTAATTCTTTCATATAACAAACTAACAGGGTTAGAGAACAATTCAAACATATTACTAACATAGTCTGTAATAGCAGAAGGTGATTTGATAATAGATGCCATATCCAGAAGATTATATGGAGCTAGTGTTTCAAATTGCGATCTTATTATAGTATATGCCAGTAGTTGTTTAATGATGTTTTTCTTGTCATCGTCCGCTGATTGCTCTAATAGCGGTCTAAGAAACCAAACAAGACCTCCATATAATATACCTTCAAAAACCAATCTCGCCAAATTTTCTCTTACTAGAGGATCTTCTTGATTAAGTCTTTTATAAGTCTTAATTACGTTTTCATTGTTTTCTATAGCATTATCAAATAATCTTACTACAGTTTTGAATACTCCTTCTCTGTATCTCTAAGCTTGATAATCCCACTGTCTTGTCATTAACCATCTCTCTTGTAAAACAACCGGTAAATATTGTCTGTGCATCATAACAAACTATCCTGCCCAATTAGCCAAAATCACAGGCTTTTGTAAAGAAGTAAGCTACCCATCGGCTGATTGTGCTAGAGTTTTGGCAATATAAGCTATTTTATTCATAGCCTCATCTACTGCTTTCTAGTTTGTTTTATCTTTTGCTACCATTTTACCACCTACAAATTCTACAGCATCATAGAATGAAGTTTTATTTCCTAGATTCCAATCCATGTAATCGCCGGGAGCATAAGTAGGAAGTTTATGTTTTCTTTTATATTCCTCTCTACTCATAAAAATTTTTTTACCGCCTTCTTCTACTAGCTTAAAATTATGCATAACAGAAGCAAGAATCTATCCTTTTACTACATGATCCATTAATGAATATAGACCAAATGCCCAATGTTTAGTGACAGCATTAACTAATTGCATTCTGTTTGTAGCATTTGGATTAATTTCTGCACCTATTTCGAAAAGTTCCATAGCTTGAGTTATGAATGTTTTTTTCCTAGAAACTCCCAGAACGTTCGATATAGCAAAAAATGAATCTGCTACAATATCAAAGAACGCATGACCAGCATCTATAGGATTGTAATATCTTTGTATTAACATATTTGTAATATGCTAATGTAAAGCTGTATAAGCACCTGTTAATGCACAAGCAAGATTTAAACCTAGATTTCTAAGAGTACCTAACATCTTAAGTATAGATAACATTTTTGTAATGTTAATTTCTCTTGGTTTACTTATATCATAAGTAAGTCCAAAAACATTACCTTTATACGGAATCAAGCCTAATACTTTTCCAGTAGGGTTATCTCCATATCTTACACTAACATCTTGAGTTTTTATATCATACAAATTCATGTCTATAAAGTTTTTGACGAATTTGTAAGTATTACTGTTTCCGGTTTTTTCCTCTCCTCTTTTGTTAGTGTACTTAATACCTTGTACGTATCTTTTTAATATTTCTATTCTAGGTTGTATTTGAGTTTTATTTTTCCAACTTTCACACGACTTATAGAACTATATTACTGAACCAACTAAATCAGCAGTTAAATACTCAGGATTATCTAATCTTTTAAGATAATATTGAGGTATTACATTTAATCTTTCTCCATTAGGCTTAGTGAGAGCTCTATTAAAACCAACATCATCATTTCTGCATGATATAAGATCTTTCCAATAATCAATAAACCCTTTAAATGCTCCAGATATATAATTTCTTTTCCAACCTGCATGTATATATTTTAACAAACTACCAGATTTCTGTGGAACTCTATAAGGATAAGTCTTATGCAGGTTAGTTAACTTATCGTTAGATTCTTTTATAGTATCTAAGATAGCTTGTCTAAGGTTCTTTAGAGCCTCATTATCCATTACTTTATGATAATTCTTACTATTATCATAAGACTCAACTATTTTACCATTTTCTATTACTTTAGATTTTGGTATCCAATATTCGTTCTGTAAATCTGGATACTTTTCCTAAGTCTCATAGTAAGATTTGTTATAGAATTTGGATTCTTTAGATACCTCTAGCCAGTTACTATTAGGAGCATATTCTATCAAACTTTTATCCTTTGGTACTACTTTTGTATACCATGCTTTTGGATTTTTAATGTCATAAGCATTAGCTTTTAGCCACATTTCAGCAGATTCTGGATCTTCTAATACTACATTATAGTAATACTTTTTAAGATCCCTATACCACTGTTCTGTTGGTATTGTCTCTGCAATGTCCTCAAATTTGGCATCTCCTTCTTGTATTTCAACTTTTTTGTTTTTTCTAATGATAGACATCTATCTAGACAATCTTTGTATAGCAGCTTTAGAATTAGCTGACATATGATCTATGTCTATATTACCCGTCATATCATCCCTATGTTGATTTAATATAGATCTGCGCCTTTCTTGTAGTTCTGCATATACAGGACCGTAATATTTTTTTTCTAGCTTTTCTAGTTTCTGATAAAACTCATCTTTATAGCGTACTTGAGAATTTCGTTCTAACCATTTCTGTTTTTGTTCTTTTGTCAGATTCGGATCAGCCATAATTTTAGCTTTTTCCTCCTCATATGCTTTACTATTCTTAGTCATAGTAAGACCTTCAGATAACTTCTTATTCAGTTCCTATAGTTCTTCAGCTATTTTGAGCTTCTCTCCTTGCTTTTTAATACCTGTAGTATCATATAAACTAGCCAGTTGTTTTTTCTCAAGTAAATAAGCTCTATATGTGTTATATTCCTTATCACTAAGTCTATCTAGATGTGCTATACCAACAGAATCTCTAGTCTTATCTACTAGCTGTCGTATTTTTAATTGAATCTCCTCTCTAGCTGCTACCGTACCTTCACTTAAATGATTAAACATATCATAATACTCTCTAGTATATCTTCTATCTGTATGTTTAGATAACCATTCATTTCTTCTCTTATTATACTCAATACGTAGCTGTCTGTTTTCTGGAGCTTTTATATCAGTAAGATCTACTCCTAATTCTGATGCTATTTTTTTCATAGCATTTGCATAATTCTTTTCAAACTTACCATAGTTTCTAGCTCGTACTATATAACCGGTAGTATTACCATCGTCATCTACTTCAAATAACATTCTCTGATTATATTTTCCAGCTTTACTAAGTAAATCCTCAAGTTTTCTTATAACCTAGTAGGTATTTCTATTTGTTTCTTCTTCTGCTTTATTAATCAAGTAGAATATTGTCTTAATAGAATCATTATTTATCTTATCACCAGCACCTATATAGTATGTAAGCCAAGCTATATCTCTCTAAGATGGTGATGGATTAGACATTGAATAGTCATAGATAGTTGAAGACTTTACTTCTAGACCTACTTGCTTTAAATTCTATCTAGCATTATCAGCTATCTTACCCTTTACTATAGAATAACCATCAGTAAGCATAGCTTGGTAGTCTTTAGCTCTTTTAAGCATTCTATCTAGTATATACTCACCACTACTATCTTTTCCTATTATTTCTCTATAGTTGTCTTTATATATTAATTGACTTACTATCTCATCTACTATATCATTATAGAAACCAAAGAAGTTCTGATCTAGATCATTCAACTTAGTATCATCTATGTCCAGTCCTTTTCTGCGGACATTAACGAGATATTCGAAGGTAGGTCGCAATTCAAATCTTAAATTAGCTAAAAATTCATTAATGTTATCTAAATCTGATTTAAGACCTTCACTAATATTTGCAATTAGCCATTCTGATTCTTTTTTTATCTTAGTTCTAAGTTCTGGGTCAGGATTAGTATTTACTTTTAATCTTGACTATAAACCTTTCAGTATCTTTACATTTATGCCTCTTAAAATACTATCTAGTTCTTCCTTTTCTTTAGAATTATAATTATCTTTTGTCTATTCTAATCCTATTTCTAAGTCATTGTAAGCCTAATCAACGCGTTCTCTTAAGTCTTTATCTGTGTCAAAAAAAGACTTAGCTTCTTCACTTAAAGAATCTTGTGATTGGTACTCTAATACCTACTAAGCAGTTGGTTCTATAGTTAAATCTTTATAAGTATTCTTAAAACCAATTAAAAAAACTTTAGATTTTTCTCGGATAGCCATTTTAGAATCATTGTTAAAATGACTTAAAAGATCCTAATATAACTTAGAATCTTTACCTTCACTATCAAACTCTAAGCCATAACCATTATTTTCAGATAAGACATAATAGGCAGCATCGTAGCTACCTAATATGTCAGTATACTCTTTTAACTATGCCTTTATTTCAGGCAATTCTGTTCTTAAACACGTCATGATTTTTACAATGTTTTTTACGTTTTTTACCTTCTTCTTTAAGGTTATTCAGATACTCATTTACTTCTGTAATACCTGTTTCAGAGTCCTACAAGGATCCTATAATGTCATCTACCAACTCTGTAGAATCAAAATAGGATTCGTCAGGCATTGCATAATCTTCTCCAAATGTATCATTAGCTTCTTCAATTCCTCCTAACATTTGATCTATTTCACCAAAATCTTCTATTGTAGTAGAATTATCCGAAGTATCTACAAAACTTAAAGAAGGATCACTATCAATTGATTCTGGATCAGATTGTATTCCACTATCTCCAAATGATTCAATTAATTCATTTTGAAGTTCCTAATCTAGATTAAAGTATTCCTAAATATTGTCAATTTCAACGTTAGAATACTATTCGTCTCTAACGAACTGAGAATCTTTAATAGTTTTAGTATACTTATAAACTATATTGTCAATATCTTCAACGGTTTGTTTGATCATTGTGTCTGTAAACTTGTTATTTTCGAATGCAGATTGTTCTGTACCATTTTTATACAGTTCGTATATAGAACTCGCTCCATTATTGAAACCTAATTTGGGTATAGCAACGTAAACAATTCCAATAGTCTTACCATCTATATCTATTATCTATCCTGATCTCTGATATAATACTGAATTTGTAGATCTAGAACCTCCTATCTTTACAAACTTATTATTTTTGTTAATTTCTGATTTACCTACTGCTACAAATATAGTATTTATAGAACTATTAGTAGAGTCTTTGGCACTAGCTAAATATACTGTATTAGATTTAGATTCTTCGCCATATCTAACTTCTACTTTTGGAATATATAATGGTACCACATCGTTATCATTCCAATAATTTCTTACCATATTCAAATATATAGAATCAGTAAGTTCTTCCAGAGTAGAAGAATCTTGAATTATATCTATATCATTTCTTACTAATTTATACATAGCCTCCTTAATAGAATCCAAATAACCAATCTACTATTTGTATTCCATTGGAACGATATTAAAGAATGAATTAGGGGTTCTATTATCGTAACTAGACACAAAGGAGTATTTCACTAAATCTTCTGCAAATTCTCTAATAGTAACGTCGTCATTTGTAAGTAAATCATAGAATGCAGATCTTAATCTATCTTCATAGTATCTCGAATTATTTAATGAAGAAGTAGCTGTGACTATTTTGTTAGCTTTATTTTTGGCAGAAATAGTGATTCCTTGTAAATAATTTAATAACTCATTTGTTATATTACCCTGATCATCTACTAAAGTTACTATATTTGGATCTTGATTATTACTTCTAATATAATTTTTAATAGAATTTAGTCTACTAGCTATATTGTTTTTTCCGAAATTCATATTGCTTAGTTCTTCGTCTGACAATCTGAGATTAGTTCCAGCCATTACCACTTTAGCACGTATTATACTCTCCACTTTTTCGTTTATTTTTTTCACTAACTCTTTATTGCTAGAAGGTTTGTATAACTATAAGATGAGAGAATTGTTGATCTATTTTGGGTAATCACCTCCTCTTAATTTATGCATTATACTTGTGAATATAGTCTTATAACCATTGGTAGCTCCAAATACTTGAGTTTTAAGTATATTATTAGCTAAATCCATAGCATATACTAATTTTTTATTTAAGAATGTTTTATTAAAGTAATCCTCAAGTCCATTAAGATCCTCTCTACCTTCAGTATCAGGAGTAGAGAAATCCTATTGATGGTCTTTTATAAATGTCTAATATGAATTATAAAAGTTCTATAATTGAGTAATGTTATTACCATACTTTTTAGTATCTATCTGAGAACGTTGAACTAAGTCTGCCATAGTTTGAGCATCTCCACTTAATTCACTATAAGCTGTAAGTACGATTAACTACATTTTAATATCCTGTGGAGTTACCTAGCCTCTTCTAAATGCATCTAATGTACGAGACAATTTATCCTTGTCAAATGCTAATTTTTTATCTTCATCTGTTATCTTAAGAATAGATTCCTTATAAGACTATGATATAGGATAATTATTTAACATTTTAGTATATTTGTCTATCAGTCTACTAATTATAGTATTATCATACTACTGTTTAGATCCAATAGCACCATTATTAGCAATCTTAATATTAGCAAATTCCTTTAATATAGGTTGAGCTAAGAAGAAGAACGTATTTTCTCCCTTTCCACCACGTAACAATAAACTAGTCATATTATATGTTACTTGATTCACATTAAGTTTAATAATGTAAGGATCTTTAGCTACATCGACATGAGCATTAATCATTGCAGATAACCAGTCTAATATTTTGAAACCATCCTATCCATTGATTTCATCAAATTGACCAAGACCATAAATATTGTTATGTGAAAATTTCATATGTAGATGTGTGGCTTGAGTCAAGCAATGGTTAGTAGAGTTAAGAGCAAAAGGTGCTATACCAGCTTTACCCCAAGTATATTCCATCTTTCTATACTCTTGGAACGATGGCATTAATTCATACATATAATCTGCTTCTTTCATCTCATCTACACTTACTTTTGGAAGTATTTCCTTAGTAAGGATACCGGTTAATGTATCAATAGATGCTCTAGTTTCAGACAATGTTTTTTCATCAGATATTACTAGCGTATAACTATCTAACAATTTATTTATCAGAGCTCCTTTAGATTGGTCAGAATAGGTTTTAGCATCTTCTTTCCAAGTATATCTCTGATGCGTATTAGGATCATACGAATATGTAGCTATATACAATTTATCAATATCAAAGTCAGAACCAGTCATAGCAGTAAATTCATCAGGTACTACTATGGTATCTCCGGTCTATGCTGGTAAAACATCAGCTACTATGAAAGAGAAAGTAGATGACAAACCCTGAGTAGGTATACGATAACCTATACCATATGGATCACTTTGACTACCTATTATATTATTATCCAGCAACCATTTTCTTATTGCTACGTAACCCTATTCCTATACATCCTATGGTACTACATCTCTAAAGAAGTTAGTACTAAGCATTACTTCCATACTACCTCTTTTAGGATCAAAACTAAGTTTTTTGCCATCATTGAAAGGTCTAGTATCTTCGTTAGCATCTGTTATTACATCATTAGCTTTAAAACCAAATGATGCCATTTGAATAGCAGAACCTCCTGGAGTATTTACGTCTATTACTTCTTTATTTATTAAAGAAATTATTTTACTTTCAATCCAATTACGAACGCTAAGTGCTGCTATAGGAGCTTTAAAGTTACCCTTACTGTCAAGTTTTAATGCATCTATTATTTCTTGAGACATTCCATTTCCAGTAGCTTCTTCTACTAAATATCTAGACAAAGCAGCTTTATCTATAGAACCGTCTAATTTGAAGAATCTACCTTTCTTTTTCTTTCCATTGATAGTTCCTCCTTTTAAAGAAGTATAACCTAACGTAGACAATGCTTTAATACAACCAAATATATCCTTTTTTATTTGAGATCCAGATACATGCTTTCCTTTGTTATGACCATAGTATCTATCATCTACTACATTACCCATACCAATTTTTATCGCTTGAGTACCGAATGATCTATCTGTATGTTCATGTGGATCTGTACTAAGCTACAATCTTAACTGTTTAATATCTTGAATTCTAGTTGTTAATCCATCATTAAGTCTTTCAACGGCATTACCATTCGTAACTATCATAGTAGATGGCTTATTTAAGCCTTCTTTATTGAAACTTGTATTTCTGTTGTCATTATAGGCTTTGAACTTATCTTGAGGAGCACCGACCTTAACTGCAGATTCAAACAATAACATGTCTATCACACCCAATTCTTCATTATTCATTCTGTCATATAAATACTTATTATCCGCTTTGGCTAGTATCTTAAACATAGGGAATAATGCCATTTTATCGAATGTAGGTACATTTAATTTAGCTACAGAATCATAGTGATCACCAAAATACATCATCTTTAATGGTTTTATTGATGCTCTTAGAGCTTTACTATACAATTCTGGATTACTAAGAACATCATCTGAAGATTCTAGTATATTATATGCTTCTTCTATCTCAGGAGACCATTCTCCTAAAGCTTGCATAATTCTCTTATACATAGCTGGTCTAATATATACAGCAGCATCTGCTTGATTTATATTGCCACTATTATTCTCATCATCATATGCATAAGGATTTGCAGCTTTCTCAGATTGCTTATCAACAAATTTCTTGGAATCATCAGATAAACTATCGTAAGATTCTTGTATTCTATCTTCATTCTTAGTAGCATCAAACAGCTATTTATCTGTCATGTCTGGATGCTCTTTCTGTAACATAGTTCTTATGAAAGATGCTCTAAATATCTATTTCAATGAATCGTGATATTCAGACCCTATATTGTTATCCTACATAACAGCACTAACGAATTTAGTATCATTTCGTGGATCTCCTTCTCCCCAGTATGTTCTGAGATTAGTACCAGTAGATAATACAGAAGATAAACGTTTGATTTTATCCACATCTCTCTGGAATATACCTACTTCTTTACTAGATTTCCACTTATAAAAAGCAGGATCTCCAACAAAACATTTTTCTACTTCTTCTATAGATATTGCGTAATTAACTGTAAAGTTTGCTATTATGCTGTATATTGCATCATTTGTATTTATTGTATCATTTAACGATTTAAACTATTTCTTATACTCAGAGTATATATTGGTTGGTAGATTCCCAGCAGAAAAATTTCCATTTTCATCTATAGAAATTACTCCTAATTTAACAGCCTCTTCTATTTCTTGATCCACTCTTCTTAATAACATTCTATTAAGAATATCATACATATTAGAGACATCCTCTATAAATAATCTTCTAATATTTTCTAAAGTTTCATTAATCAATTTTGGATCATTACTTTCTTCGGCAGATTGTAATAAGGCATTCAATGAATGAATCTCTCCATCAGGCATTACTATTTGATTAAAATATCTAAATCTACCTCCATTTCCGCCAGGTTTCATTTTACCATCTTTTCCTATTTTACCATGATAATTAGAGTAATATCTTGATCTACCCTATTCTACATCAGATTTTGTATTATAGTACTTAGTAATAGCATTAAATTCATCTACAAAGTAATTATAGAAAATTTTAAGAGTGTTTCTATTAAATTTCCTGAGTTGTGGTATTTCTTCAGAAATTCCTCCTTCTTTATCTGGTTTCACATATACAGATGCTAGATAATTCTTAGGTAACTCAATTCCTTCAATACTGTACCAAGTTTTTTTATCGGACATGGTAGGGAGTACTATTCTACTGTTTTCTGCCAACACTAACTTTGTTATATAATCTTCCAATGGAGTAATTCCAAAATAATCTCTACTAGTATCTGTAAGTTGATCTTCTATAGCTAAGAGAGTGTGTAATTTCAACTTAGGTTTATTCTTACCTGAGAGTGCTTTAACAATTAAACTATTTTTACAATAAGGTGTGTTACTTAAATTCTATAATTTACCATATGCGTTGGTATTTAACCATCTAATTTGATCTGACATGTAATTATTCTAAGTAATCGGATACACTAAACTGCCATCAGCTCCGGTTACACTAAATTCTTCCGGAGTAGGGTGAGTTTCTCCGTAAGCAATAGCCATAAGATTCATTACACTGTTTGGATCATAATAGTTAAATATTTTATCTGCACTAATAGTGATCCCTTTGAATTTGGTTTCTAAGGATTTATTGGATGCCATAGCTCGTATATTAGCATATACTGAATGTAATATTGAGTTTATAGCAGAACCACTTCTAGAATCTGTGTTTTTAGTTCTAAATATTAAGTTAAAAGCATCTACTCCATCTATTCCTGTAGATTCTTTAGTGCTAATGCTACCCAATAAATAAGTAAGGGCATCGTTATCAAAATTAATACCTAAATCATTGACTAAATTTAAAAAATCATTCTTTGTTTCTTCAAATAACTATACATTATCAGAGGTACGTTTAGTTCTATATATTAAATCAAGATTAGAATCAATTTTATTTACCAGTTTTGTTATTTTATCCAGAGCTTTTGAATTTATAACAGATCTATTCTTACTGTCAGTAGTGATCATAGTGGATAACATGAAGTTTTCAGACCACTATGATGGGATCATAGCTATTTTACGTAGACTATCACTATCTAATACTTCCCACGTTCTCTTACCAAGAGCAGGATCAATATTAGCTGTAGATTTAATATCAATAGTATCCATACTATTCTTAGCACTCTGTATAGTAGTTAACAACTAAGTAATAGTATTTTCAGGAAGTGGATATTCAGGATTATCTATATAATCTCTGAGGGTAGCAAAGAACGGATCTGATTTTGCCAATCTTCTTACTTTTGATAACAAATCGTTCCAGTCATTAGAAGACCATAAATTTTCTAATATTTTATTCCAAGTAATATCAAATGGTTGTACTACATCCATATCAAAGATAGGATCTTTAATAGTATCTGTAATCTTTCCATCTTCTGTAAGAATAAATTTGCTTTTAGGAATAGAATAGAAGAACAACTTAGCATTAAATGCTACATTGGCTTTTTTACTTATTTCGTATGAATTTCTATCCCATATATTATCATAAATATCTCCAGTATCTTTAGACATCTATTCAGCAACTTCTGTTTCTTCTTTTTCAATACTCTTAATACCTAATTCTTGTAGAAAAGCTCTAATTTGTTTAGCAAATATTTCTTTATTCTTTAATACATCTTCTACTATTTGTTTATTAGTAGGATTCTCATCGTATACTCCATAATCGTAGTTATATTGTATTATATTAAATACGTCATCTAACTTCAAATTACGTATGTCATCCATAGTACGAATATTCAAAGTAGCAAGAGCTGTACTGCTCAATGATTCTATAATGTTGTACATAGTAGATGCATTAGTTATATGCGGTGTAGACTTTTGTTGAACATCTGATATACCAGGAGCATAATAATACATGCCTTCTGGATGTCTTTTAGCAAATTCTGATAGTATTTCCTGTCCGATAAACGGTTTACTATTTCTAAATTTACCAGATCTTATAGCTTGAAACAATGTCTACTATGCATTAAGTGGTCTATTACGGAAAGATGTAACAAGATTCCACAAAGCTTTGAAGAATTTTTTCATTCTATATATAGGGGAAATATTAGATTCATTTATCATATAGGTTCTGAATTCCTCTGCTAATACTTCTTCCATTTGATCTTTGGTATACCCTTTATACTCAGGATGAGCTTTTATATAATCCGAATATACCTAATTTCTCTATTCTTCACTAAGAATCAGTTGACTGACATAGTGAAATGCTTCGTGATATTCTATACCCTATCCAGCCTATTCAGACAAAACTATCTGTGGATTAAATTCTTTGAATATTCTATTAAAAGATACTTTCATTAAACCATATACTTCTGGAGCATCAGCCATTCTCATAACAGCTCCAGTAACAAATACGTTATCAATATCTAGACCTAATTTATCTTTTAACCATTTTCTAGCCTTCTATTCATCAAACTTACCTCTTCCTTTTGTAGTAGAATAAAGACCTGAACTTTTCTTCAGTTTAGCTACAATTGGATTATGACTTGGCAGCATTACAGTAGTACCATCTTCTTTAAGGATATATTCCCATTTTGGTTTAGGAGTAAGACCCATAGACAATACTTCATCTTTAGATAGAAGTTTGTCTTTAGAAGATGGCTTACTAGCTGGAGTTATCGCTTCTTGTTTTACTTCAGTATCTTGTGTACTTTCAGCAGGTACGTTATCTTTTCTAGGAGTTTCTGTAGTAGTAGGTCCAGTTATAGTAGGAGTAACCGGAGTAGGATCTCCTACTTCTTGCGCTCCATCTGCATATATAAAAGGATCTTTAAATGCCTGTTCTCCTACACTAGTTTTTATTACTTGATGATTAATCATCCAAGACATTAATATAGGGGCTTCTTCATGAGCTCTAACTACTTCTCCTTTATCGTTCTTGGTAAGTCCTAGATCCTACATAGTGAATATCAGATCATCACAGTTTAGTACTCTATAATAATCTGTTTTATATTCATTCATGTATTCTATTGCAGTTTCTACAATGCTATCCGGAATAGGATCTTGCATCATTTTTTTATCAGTATTCCAGTGTATGTTATTAGAAATATCTCTAATAGTCTACCATGCTTCTGCTTCTGAGAATACAGATTGATTCTTAGCATCTTTTACTCTAAGATATTTGGTAGTATAGATACCCTCTGGAGTTCTACTTCCGTACATTAAAAAGGTTTCTCCTTTTTCGTTCTGAAATGTGTGTAAAGTTTTTCTAACATAAAATGATAATTTTTCTACACGAGAATCCCCCAAAGTAATAGTAGATGGTCCATGATTACACAAGATATTTAATACGTCTTTATATACCTATTGATTACTAATTTGCAAAGTGTCTGTGACTAACCTAAATACTAGTTCCGCACTAGTAAGGGGTATACGTTTGCCGTTATCGTCATATTTTGCTTTACCATTAGGAGTATAAGATGTAACAAGGGTGCTAGATCCTCCTGGTATGAAATGTCTTTTCTCAGATAACATAATTGGAGCACTAACTCTCTAAGATGGAGTATTGGCTACTTTTGGAATTATGTATAATTTACCAGCATATCCCGTTCCCTAAGCACTTGTCTTAGTAGAACCATCAAACTGTACTATAGTAAATGCATCTGCCGGATCAAGAGGAAAAGGACCTTTACCGTAACCAAACTCTACTTCTCCAGACAATATTTGATCACTCATTTCATATGGATCAACACTAAGTCCGAATTCAGGTACACTTGTTAATGATCTGTATATAGGATTATTACCGTCCTATTGGCTGTTTATAGAACCATTACTTTGTCGTAAATTTACTGGAACAATGCCATCTTGAGGAACAGTTGGTAAATTCACATTAGGATCATTAAAATAATTAGGAGCATATTTTCTTATATATTTACTAATTATCTCTCTTCTAAGTTCTCGTAATTTACGTACTTCCTCATGCTATTTGTATAATGGAACGTTCCATTTCATTATTTTTACTCTGGCTTTATCTGGAGTATACAATGCTGCATTATATATATATTTCTTACCGTTTACATTTTCTTCAATTATCATATGTACAGCAAGTCTATCTGCTGCATCTTTTTCTAATTTTCTAGTTTCTTTAGAATCTGTAACTATATAGTATACTTTCTATTTAGATAACCAACCAGGTATAGCTAACTTTTTAGACAATTCAGAACCAGGCATTCTAGTTCCATTGAATTTGACATCTATAGATTTACCTTTTATTTGGGTCTATATAGGCATTACTTCTGTGTTATCATACGCAAAGAAGAATGTAGAATGGATTCTATTAGTCTCTACTTTTTTCTTACTGTCTAAACCAGGACTCTTATCACTTTGACCTAATAGTTCTGCAGCTCTAGTAGTAGCTGCCAGATCTACAGAGTCTAGTTCTTCCATAGCATTTTGTAAAGCTAATTGACTATCTTCTATATGAGTTCCTAGAGATGGGTCTTCATTACCAACCCATACATCAGTTCCATCAGAATATACCATATTTGATGGTTCTTCTATCGTAATTGTTACATCCTATGTATTAGATCCATCGAATGACTCTGCTGTAACAATTACCTTAGTAGGTTCATCAGGCTATTTTGCAGTGGCTACCTCTATAGGCTAATCCGTTTTCTCTTCTTTATCTTGTTCTTCTACAGTAGGTTGTGGGGATTCATCAGCAACAGTAGATTCAATAACCTATTGTGGGGTTTGATCCTATGTATCAGGTTCTACACCATCTTCTACAACAATAGGTTGCCCATCTTCTACTTGCTCTAGTTTCGCTCTTATTGCATCTTCTTGCAGTACATCATCTGATACTCTATCTAATTCAGATGCTTCTGTCGGAGTGTCAGTTTCTACTCTATCCTCTGGAAGTATTCCTGTACTATCCTCCATCAATATCTTGTTAGGATCCTATTCTAAAGTATCCTCTAACATTCTATCTACATCCTCCTATGTAGATAACTATACTTCATCTACTGGTGGTTGTTCTTGAGTAGAAGAGTCTACAGAATCTACAGGGGCTTGAGCAGTTGTTCTGTTCTATTCTGTATGTTCTGTAGTAACATTTACTTCATCTGGAGTATCACTTTTTTCTCTATTTACTTGAGGTTTTATTTCAGGTTGGTCTATTACTTTTTCTTGAGTATCAGATTGTTCTTTATCATTAGCTAACTGTTCTGAAGTTTGTTCTCCGTCATTTTCAGCAGCTCTGTGCCCAGTCTCTTGCTCAATTTCAGTTTTAGCCTATGTTTCTTCTTGAATATCTCTTCTATTATTACTTAAAAATAAAGAATTGGCTAGAAATCTTTCAGTCTACTCTACATTAACATCATTCTCTAGAGCACTCCATTGATCTTGAATAGTCTTATTATAGTAAGCAATTACTTGTTTCTTAGTTGGTTCTTCATCTGTACTATGCTGTTGTTTATATTTCTCAGAATATTTCTATAGTACGTTCTATTTATCTTCATCTGATAAATTGGAATATATAGGTTTACTTTCTACTAAATATCTATCCTTTGTAGATAGTCTACCTGTAGTATAAGCATTAAGCTATGCATTTAAACTGCTAAGAATACCAGTATTTAATGCATTTATAGCCATTTCTTGTTCTAATTCCTGTTTATTTCCGAAATCTGGAGCCTTAGACATTATATGGTCGATCCACTTATCTTTCTATCTTAAACTATTTTGTTCTCCTTGTAGATCTTTTAGTGAATCGTTTATGTACTTTAACATACCCTCTACACCAGTAGTAGATACCTATATTCCATATTCGTCCTTTAACTATTCCAAAGTCTTCTTTCTAGATGTAAGATCTTTTTTCAGATTAGTAAGAGTGTCTGTCAAGGTTCTAGAACTAACAGCATTTACTATTGATGATTTAAATTGCTGTTTTGTTATTGGTTCTGCATTCTATTTTCTTTGTGCATCAGCATAAGCTTCATATTCTGAATTTATAAATGAATTAAAATCATTTACATCTTCATTATTTATTATAGAGTTATTAATGTCACTTATACGTTTATCACTTTCGTTTTTAGCACTTGAAGCATCCTTCTATTTATCATAAAGGCTTACAGTAGTCTATACAAATCTCTCAAAAAATTTATCTTTTTTACGATCTACACCTATATCTTTTAGATTCTGATCAATAAGCTTATTTCTATAAATAGCAGATACATCTTTTGCAAGACGTATATCATCATCAATCATATCATCTGTAACACCTTCTGTTTTATACTTTTTGAAATCTTCTAAACTAGTAGTGAGGCTGTTGATATCTTTACCTTTTCTAGAGTAATCCAGAAATTGAGCTATTTTAAAGTTATTTTCGGCATTTTCGAAGCCTTTGGCAGCTAATGCTCTTACTACGTTATCTCCTTGTAATTGATGTCTGATATCATTGATATTGGTTAGACTTGCTCCACTTCCCATAAGAGCTCCGATAAATCCTCCAATAACCATCTCTATCTTTAATTGTTCATCAGTGTTATATTTATCATCCCAGTGCATACCTCTATATGCTAAATTAGCTTCTAAAGCCAATCTACCAGCTGTGGCAGCACCTCTAAATATATTATATGTATCTGGTACCTATGCATTATCAGGAAGATCCTAATACCATCTTCCTATCATTCCTTGCTATCCTTCTTCAGTACTTTCAAACAACCATCTCTTACCCAAAGCTAATGCCATATCTGTTCCAGCGTCTCTAACATGTTTAGCCTTCATTCTAGTCACCGGACTTTTCATAAGTTTAACTGCAGCTTTATCTATCTTTGAGTTAAGTTTAGACAAAAGAGCAGCAGTTGTTTTGTTTTTAGTAGCCAAATCTACAGCTTTGTTCATTATAGCTTTGAACCCTATAGACTTATTCAACAACTTACCACCATAACTTAAACCTAAGTTTTCAGCATAATCACCTAGAGCTAAAGCGTTGTTAGTCTCTTCTAGCTATGTTAAACCTTTGCGAGCATCTTTGGCAAAAGTATTGTAGTTATTATCTTTAGTAGGTATATTGTAAGCTAAACCAAACTACAACGTTTCCATTTCATCCATCTTATCAGTATCATAACCCATAGCTTTCAAACCAGCTATATAGTCGTTCAATACTGTAGATAAGTCAAATTTACCATCAGCTGCAGCAGTTGCTAGTTTTTCAACATAGTTAGACATTATTTCTCCTGCAGTTTCTTTATGTCTAAAATACTGTGTGAACAGAGAGTTAACAACAGCTTCCCCAGCAGCCCAAGCTAATGGACTACCTCCTAATTTGGTACCATATTTTATACCAAGTGCAGTAAGCATTTGCCACCCCATACCTTGTAATTCTGAGGCACTACTACCAATGTGTAATAAACCATACTACCATGTAGAGGGATCTAAAGCAGATATTTGAACTTCACTACGTTTTCTATCAAGTACAGGATCTATAGTATCTGGATTATAAAACAGAGGCATTGGTACTACTCCAAATAATGGATCATGTAACCAGTGTGCTGTTTTCAAACTCTATTGTTTATCTTTAAGCTCTGTAGATTTACTATCGTATTCTAACTTAGCATCATCTAATTGCTTCTGTAGATTGGCAGCTTTTACTTCTAATTGACTTAACGCAGCAGGGTTATTCTATGTAAAATCTATATTATTCTGTTTCCAAGATAAGTCTGCATAATAAGCCCATAATTTTCCTTCTGCTAGTTGATTTCTTACTGTAGAAGCTTCTATTGTTCTACTTGGCAATAAAGGATTTACAGACTCTGTTACAGCTCCATAGAATACATTGCTTAGATAAGGGTTAGTCTTAGCTTTTTCTTTTATATCTTCCTGTAATTTCAATAACTCTTCAAGTTTCTGTTGTGAGGCTTGAATGAGATCTGTATTCTATGGGTTAGCTTTTAATTGATTTTGGAGTTGTATATACTCTTTCTAACCCTATATATAATTCTGCGCTTCTTCAATCTCTGGTAACCACTTACCTTCAGTGTCCATTAATTCTTTCTACCTAGAAGTAACATTTAAAGACAAAGCGTCTCTGGTATTTATATTAAGAGCTTGTTCTGCTAATGTAGTAGTCTTTCCGGATGAATCTTTTGTTGGTTTAAACAATTCGTAGGCAGCCTTACTACTACCTACTATAGCAGTAGGTATAGGATTGGTCATAAAAGCAACTGCCTTATTTACAGCCTCTAATCCTTTTCTAAAAGAACTATAATCAGATTCATCATTTGATTCTGTAGTATCTGTATCCTATTCCTAAGTAGATGGAACATATTCATCATCTATATGTCCATAATCTCCAGTACCAAATTGACTATCGCTAGTTCTATTTATTATTGATAAAAAATCGTCAGAAAATTTCATAAGTTATTATATTAAAGGTTTTCTTCCTAAGATAACATATCTTGTATATCTTGTGTTTTTGTTTGTATTCCAAGATTCTTGTCCATCCAAGCTGCATCAGAAGTTATAGCAGCTTCTCCACTTCTAGGTAATTGCTGTAGTACAGTAATTCTGATAGTTTTTACAGGAGTACTTGAAGATGTGGTAGTACTCTCTAAATTTCCTCTATTGTCATATCTTTCTGTAGTTTTAGGACCTGCATCCACAGTTACTGGAGTACCCAAAGCTGATAATGATTTTCTGTCTATTCTGGCTTTTAATAATTGATCTTCTGGAATGTATGCATGTTTTACTACATATATATCATTACCGTCAGATATCATTCTCTAATCAGAAGATATTTTAAAGTTAGAGAAATTATTTCCATCATTCCACAGACTAATAAACTTCTATAATCCTTTGTCAGCATCTTTTCCAATTGTATTATATACTAATTCTTTGGCTAACTTAAAGTTTGAACTATTATTTGCTGTGTAGAAACCATCTTTATCCTATTTTCCTGTAGTACCATAAGCCGCATACTTATCAGAAGCTTCATAGCTTATAGGAGTAGACATAAGATCAATCACAGCATTTTCTGCAGTACTTCTTCTTCTTGTATCTTTTAGTACCTGATCGTAGTAATTTTTCATTTTACTTTCTACATAACCTGGATTTTTAAGATTAAGAACCTCTTGTTGCTTTTCAGGAGAAAGGGCTTTAAAACCTTGTTCTGCAAATGCATCCACTTCCTATGGAGTAAGATTGGTAAACTTAAGTAAGTGATTCCTGGTAGCATCTGATTCTAGTACTCTGGTAAGATTGAGTAAATTATTGGCAGTATTAGCAGCAGACGCATACTTGCGTTGTAACCTCATATTTTCTATAGCCATAGGATCTCTATCGGCTTTATTCCATGTATACTCTCTACCTGCAGTATATATCTCATTAAGTAATTGTTGTTGAGCCTGTTCAGGATTAAGACCCATCTTCTAATATGTCTCTAGATATTTCTAGTACTGAGGAGTATTCTGTATACTTGACAAATTTTTCTGTAGTTGAGCATCTGTCATTTCATCAGTAACACCATTCCATAAGAATCCATTCTTAGCACCAAGGAATTCCCCTTTCAAGTTATTAACATAAGGTTCTACGAGTTCACGTACAGACATATATGGTAATGGAGCAATATCGTCAAATATCTTACTATTTACTGTATCATAGTTAGCAAAGTCTACATCATGCCATAATGGGTTAAATCTATTCTCTAACATGAGTTTTTGATTAACCTCCTGACGTTTCAGCATTGCATCTCTACTAGATCTCAAATTACTCAAAGTACCATAATCTACACTATTTATCATAGACTATAATTGAGATCTAAACGCTGCGTCTTTCAAAGCATCAGGATTAGACACCATTTGATTAATAGCATTCTGGAAATCCTATCTACCTATAGTAAGATCATAATATCTCTGTGTATCTATCTAAGACGGTGATTGGAACTCACCGAATTTCTACAGTTGAGTTCCAAACTATTGAGCTGCCTCGTCTACAGCAGCTTTCTATGCTGCACCTATTCTATATAATTCTCCAAAATTAATAGGTACATAAGTATTTATAAATTGAGCCTATGCGGCTTGATCATACATATTTGCTGCCATAATTATCCTTTCTTAAATTTTTTCATAAATGATGCAAAATCTTTAGAACTATAACCAGCTTCAAGAAATGGTCCATACATATCTAACATAGCCATATCTCTACTTTTCTGATTCTTCATTAACTGTTTATTCTGAGCATACTGACTCAATTGACTTAAAGCTGTTCTCTGAATGTTTCTAGCAACAGCTCTACTTTTAGCATTCATGTCTACAGCCATATTAGTAGCCTGTACTCTCTGTTGTCCTAAGTTATTTAAAGTATTGGCATATTCTCCTGCATACTGATTGTTAACATTACTAGCAGTAGAATATAAATCTGCAATAGCCTTATTAGCTGCTATCTAACTCTACAGTCTATACGCCAAATTAGCTCCAGTATTAGGATTATAATTAGCAGCATTATAATTACTTATAGATCTATTTTCTCTAATAGCTCTCTTAGCTGGACTAATATCAAATTTACGATTAGCCATAGTAGATCTAATTTGTGATTCGTAAGGATTATATGTAGCATTAAACTATTCTGGTCTTGCATACATATTTGATATAGTCGGAGCTAACGCTGAAATATCAGTAAGTATATCATTTATACTATGTGGCCAGTTTTTGTTATCTGTTGGATTACTACTTGAATTATCTGTGGTATTAGTAGTTCTTGTTGTAGCTATATAAGGAGCTACTTCGTCTCCTACTCTTGACATAGTCTCTTCACTGAGATCCAATTCATTATTTACAGGCTCTATCAAAGTATTCTTTTTAGAAGAAGGCATTCTAGTAATACCAGTAGTTTTTCTAGTTCCTGTTGTAACTGTTGCAGGAGGTGTTGATACATTTGTTATTGCCTACTCTGCACTAGTTGATCTAGGAGATCCTGTCGCAGATAACAACCAATACGGTACTCCACCTCTCCATTCTCCGCTGTTTACTAAAGCATCAGATGCTAATGTCTTAGCAGCAAGAGAAGAGGCATTTGTAAAGTAATTAGGAACAGATCTTCTAGATACAGCTATTTGTTCATCAGGCACTCTAGAATAAACTTCATTGTTCAGATCAATGTTGTTTTCTATTAACTAAGGAGCTTTTCTAACGTACTTACTGGGTTTATATTCATTTCTCGGAAACACTGTATCTAATTTAGCTTGAGGCTGTATATCATATAAATTACCAATTGATTCCCCATTATATGGAGTATAGGTTCCTGTTTTACTATCTTTTATCCATTTTCTTCCAGCCCTAGTAATAATATCACCGTTTGCAGCAGCTTGTATCCCATTCTTGGTTTTTCTACTTACTTTAGTGCCTTCCTATATAGCAAACAATTTATTGTAAATAGCCTAATCATTCATCTCATTAAGCATTGCAGCATTCTCTGCATACTTATCTGTTCTATTTGTTTTCTTTTTTGACATTAATCTCTTACCCATCTGCGCAAATGTTTCTTTACTTCCTGGTACTTTTCTTTTATCACTAAGTATTCTAGTACCTTCTGGCAGATCAACCAAATTACTATCTGTAGGTTTACCTTCTTCTGGCACTTCTGCAATGACTCCTTGTGGAGTATTAAGTAATTCACCGTCATCTACATATGCTAAACTACTGGTCATTCCTCCTTGTGCCATTGTTTGTATATCATTATCATAATCGTCGTAAAACTCCTGTTCATTAATACTTCCCATCTACAAACTAGCCTAATTACTTCTAGCATTAGATTGTGCCTATTCAGCCTAACGACGTAGCTTTCTCCTGTTCCTAGCACCTCCTCTAATACCTGTACCATATTTGATATCAACAGTATCATCATATGGATTCTTAGATACAGATACAGAGCCTTTCTTACCAGTAATACCAGAAGCTAATCCAGCTACACCACCTACTATAGCACCAACAGGACCACCAACTGCAAAACCCGCAGCTGCTCCTTTAGCAGTACCAGATATAGTACCCATTGCTGTTTGCATTCTAGATTCACTTACAGTAGAAGCTGTAGCAGGACCTGTAACATTGCTGATCATTGAATTAATTGCATCGCCAGCTTGACCTATTCCAGCCATACCACCACCTCCAGATCCACCAGATCCTCCAAACATATTTGCAAAATTACTAGATTGCAAAAAATTAGCAGAACTAGTAGGTTTAGCATTACCAGGAGCATATGCCTATACTGACTGTGGAGCTGTTAATTGTGTAGGTAGCTGAGAATTGAAATCGGTTCGCATATATGGTGTCATGCCTCCACCTACATATTTTTTTCTTTTATTTATCTTTTTCATATCATTGAATATCTATATGTCGTGTTTATATTAGGGAGTCTGAAATTGTGTTGATCATTGCAATTAATAATATAATCACATATCATATACTTACCTTTCATTCTACCAGGAAGAGACATGTCATCTGCACTAGTTTTCTCCCTACCAACAGCAAACCTAAATGTATCTTCTCGCTGTTCTATTGGATTATTTACTTCTGTATTATCTTTAAATATAGTTCCTTCTTGAGTCTTTGTAGTGAATTTAATAACTTGCATCATCTTTCTAACATCGTCAAATTCTCCACTAAAGAACACATTATCAAACGTCTTAGTTAACAACGGATCTTTATTAATTACTATCTATAATCTAGACTTTAATTCATTTAACGGAAAATCTGCGCTTTCTTTTATTATCTAGTCCTTAATATACAAGAGTTTGTCTGGGAATGATAAATAGTTATCTGGATTAAATGTTCTAAACGAAGAGAACTATTGAATTTGTTCATCATAAGTAAGCACTTTATCTTCAAATCCCATCTGTACTTCATTAAACTTAGGATCATATATACTTACTTTCGCTTTTTGTTTATCTGTATTTAACCAAGATTGAACACTCTTAGCTTTAGATAATTTCTATACTCCATTACCATATGAACATATTTCATTCTTGCTATCATCATACCAGTATAAACCATTAGGACTAGTTACAATACTCTTATCGTTTGGTGTATCAGATCCATTAGATGTAGTTAAATAGTCATATCTATCCAATACACCACCAGTACCTAATACTAGAGGAGCTTGATTGTTATCTGTTATAAGTGATCTATCGTTTACAGATGCTATTCCTACGGCATCTTTCTACCAGAATAATAACTGATTATTAAACTGCTTTAAGTTTGTAATATCTCCATGAGATGAATCTACATCAAGATAATCTGCTGGTTTAAATGATGTCCAACTATCTGATATCTCATTAGCAGTCTTAGTACCAGAGTATCTAATTCTATTACCAGACTGCAAATTGCTAATAGAGTAATTAGAATCTGTTACATACATCTAAGCATCTGGCTATCCAGAGTAGGCATCATTATATGCAAAATATGGTTTACTCTATGTATGACCACCATATGATGCACCAGAGATAGATAATGATAAGTACGGGTCTACATAATCTAGATCACTAGATCCAACTCTAGATGCAGAACTACCATACAATAAAGCGAGATTAATAGTAGTCTCAAAAGGAATATAGTCTGAAACTGTAACTCCACAATTCACATCAGGACTTTCTGTACCTCCCCAGAATTGAGGAATATACATTACAGTTTTATGATCTAATACTCCTAAATAAGTATCACCACCAAATACTATAGCGTTACGATCAGATAAGTCATGATATGTATATGTGCTTATATAAGTAGAGTTGCTACGAGCACTATAAGTGTTTCCACTGTATGGTATATTGTTAGTTTTTATATTAACTACTGGTGTAGTAAATTGAGTATAATTAAACTCTCTAATAAGATCAGCAATAGTACCAGAAACTCTAGGACTCATAGGTTCTGTACCAGCTCTATCTATGTTTATATTCTGTTGTACACCTATATTATTGTTATCTCTAGTGACAACAACACAATTTCCATAGTAACCAGTCTTATTATATATTTCTTGATTATCCTATCTACCATTCATACTTACAGTAGCATTAAGATAAGTTTTACCAGATATAGAAGAATGTTTAGATGCTGCATCAGGCCAAGAGAATCCTTCCATTATAATAGGACTAACAGATTCATTTATATCAAATTTACCCCTAGTAGTTCCAAATCCAGTATAGTGAGCTATATATCTCTTTCCTATCAAATTAGTTATACCAGTCCACTCTGCTGCATTTCCTACCATGAATATATCATTAAAAGCCTCTGAACTAGAACTTGCTATTGAACCTACTCTAGAACTTTGGCTAGCGTATTCATTAGTAACTGCTACTCCACTTTTTACCTACTATGTTCTATTAGATTTAACGTAATAGCCATATGCTGTAGCTTGTCCACCAATAGAACCTATATGTTCTTTATGATTAGTTCTAGGATCTAATTTCAAACACATATCTGCTCTACAACCTTTGACACTCTTCGCCATGTCATCCTAATTAGCATCAATTTCTGGACTAATAAGTGTTGATATATAGTTGTCAACTCTTTCAGATACCATCCACTAGTAACTAGTACTTCCAATAATAGAATCAGTTATCTAACCTACTTTCTGCCAACTATTACCTAAAAACGTATATGGTCTTCTAGTATTCTCAGACGCTATATCATATTCTGCATCTCTAACAGAATGATATGGATATGATACAGTTCCAGATAATAGAGCTTGAGTTAATATAGTTCTATCTTCTTTTGTTCTATTACATCTTACTATTTGATATGCTTTAGCTCCATCAGGATAATTCTTTATTTTAAAGTTTATACCAATTGCTTTTCCATAAAGAGTAAGATCTTGTACATACCATGGACATGCTTCCCAACAATGAGGGAATTTAATATCTCCAATCCAATATACTGGAGTAGCAACATTTCTTTCATTAAAGAATACAATACCAAATCTATATACTTCATCTCTCTGATATCCTTTATACTTACTAGCAAAGTAAGGATCAGCATAATTTCTGAATCTGCTTATGCCGGATGCTCCTAGAGATATCTATGATACAGTAGAACCATTAAGATTGTTTATGGTAATCTTATCACTAGTAGTAACAGGAGTATTTATAGTAAGAGTATTTGTGAAGTTATCGTCTAGCATTACATCTGTAGTAACGAATTCATAGTCTATATTTAGACCAGTACCTCCTAACGTAGTACTACCAAACTAATACTTACATACATCTCTATTACTAAAATCAGGATCTTGACCATTATACGGATTAATACAGTCATGAGATTCTGGTATAGAACTCAAAGTACTATTAAGATTAGAATTTGTTACTATTACTTCTATATTCTGATCTTTACTAGAACCATTAAGTATTAACTTGTTACTGGCAGTAAATCTATATGATCTAGCATCGTATTGTGGTTTCCATGTAGATTCTTTGATATTAGCTGCGAACAATATATTATCCTTAGATTCTATAGTAGCCGCAGTAAATGTACTCTCTTGTATCTTATTAAACTCTTCTATAGTAATAGTATTTATTACATTACCACCAGTATCATTAAATATGTATTCATTCGTAGAAGATGATATTTCATTTTCTTGGAATACTTCAATCTAAGGATCTTCAGTAAAGTCATTATACTTTATACGAATTAACCTGATATTATCAAATAATCCTTCAGGTATACCATTTAATTTAACTTTAAAGTTAACGCTTTTACCAGAGTTTACATCCTTATTATTGCCCATATAGTTCTTCTATCCTCCTGATACTTCACTATTAGTAAGATGTATAGCATTACTAACTGGAGAGAAGTTAGTAGCAGAACCACGAGCATTAAATAACTGATAAGAGTACTGTACTATACCGGTAGTCAGCGAACCTCCTCCCAATGATATTACTTCTGGTGCTCCGAGTAAAGTAGATATTTGTATATCCAACAGACTAGTATTCTTTAGATTACCATTAGAGTCTAGTGAAGGATTACCGTTAGGAGTTTGCATATATCTACCGTCCATTATATTAAGAGTCTTAATAGTCTGATCTGGAGAGGCTATATAGATTTTAATAATAGTAGCAGATTCATAGTTAGCTACTATTTTTACTTTAGAACTTACATTATAACCCAGTTCACCTTTGACTATTACTGTAGCTTTTAATGGTAGATCATCATAACCTTCTACTCTATATATTCTGCATATTTTAGTACCATCTACAGTAAGTATGACACCATACTTATCAACTGTAGTAGCAGCTAGTACTGTTTCATTGGGGTTCAAGAAGTCTCCTCCCTCTACCATTCTAGTATCCTATACATTCTGCAACACACCTGTGGTACCATCAGTATCAGTAATTACACGTACATTCTCCGCATATCTATACTGATTGTCTGGTATCATAGTTACATCTGTATCTAGATTCATACCACCAACGAAAGTATTTGTCTATAATGTATTAGTCATTATCTATTCCAATTATAAAGTATTTGTTCATCTCCTGTACTCTCAAAGAATGTATCATGATCTCTCATCTCAGTATAAGGTTTGTGCCATACATTCTTAATAGTTTCCAATTCATCTACAGTAGGCATCATAGCTTCTGCATATGCCTATCTACGGTAGAAGTTCCATGAGTTTCTCATATCGTAGTATATATTCTAATTCAGCTGTCCTTTTAAATATTTGGGATAAGACATCTTCATTGCTACATACCAGAATATAGCTTCAAAGTATGATGGTATATCAGGTATCATAGGCATACTGTCTTCATCAGTAATAATAGCATGGTATGATATTTTTAACCATCCACATGGTACATTAACAGTAATATATCCAGGTTTAGTAGAGTATTGTAAGCTTGTATTAAATGTAGCAGGATTACCTATAATAAGTCTGCCATTATTACTAGGTATAGTATATTGATTTACTAAAGCACTTAATGTCTACTTAACATTAACATCTTCATTAAGAATATCAATAGCTTCCTTATCTGTATTAACATTGAATATGTTCTTTACTAAAGGTATAAGTGCATTATCCTTTATTAACATTTTAGGATTACATTCACCACATTTCTTATATACACCAAAAGAGTTGGTAACCTTTCTCATTGGCAACCAACCACATCCGTTTTCAAAAGAAAACGCTACTTGATTTAATCTATATAAATCACAAGGTAATTTAGCTTGGTAATCTACTACCTATATGTTTGCTACTTTATGTTCTAACTGCTGTACTGCTCCTATCTTTTCCATCGCTTCACCGATCCATTCGCGTACATCAGTTATTCTTATTTCATCTTCTTTTAAATCCAAATCGGCTATGATCTTAGCTAACACAGCCTTTGAACTAATTAACTTATTATCTATCATAACCTTATTTGATTGTAGTATAATCGTGTTCTCTGTTCTTAATTATTTGAGCTAATCTACGTTTGTTTGCCCTAGAAGCTACAAACTAATATTTTGTCTTATTTGTTAGTAAACAATCCTTTTTACTCCATAAGAATCTAAACTTATAGTAATTACTGTGTTCATTAATGAAGTATACAGCTTTACCTTGTACTTTACTTTCATGATAGTCTATCCTAAGACTCTTGTTATCAAAGTTCTTAGGCTATCGTTTTACTATACTTAGATTTCCAAGTCTACACGGTAGTTTGAATTCTCTACTATTTTCCATTATCTCTTCTACGATATACTTAAAGTAATCTTCAACAATTTGTCTGTATGTTTTGTAATCAACATCATATACAGTTTCCCTTTCGATATAAGATAAGTAGAACTCATAGAAGTCGCTTATTGTATAAGATTTCTTCATTGCTATCTAACATTAATGTTCTACATATCATCTCTAGAGTTATTAGTTTCGTCTGACGGCATCTGATGCATGATATTCAATTCTTTAGTAAATATCATATCTTTGATTACAGGTATCATATGCGCAGGTGCAGGATATGAACTATCAGGATCGAAACATTCATTGATATCAGCAGGATTCTCAGCTATTACTCCTATCTCTACCCATTCGAGCTGGTGATCATTACCCGGATCTTCCACATACAATCTATTGTTTTTGATGTATGCTATATAGTCTCCGCAAGTATACTTTCTATACTTTTGATATTTCATCTTTGTTTCATTACCTAGCTGAATTAGATTGCCAGACATGTCCTTTACATATACTAGACCTGTTCTAAAATGAAAATCTATTAACTTTGGTAATTCTATGTCACTTCTATATTCTATATGACCTGCTGTACTATCTATTCTATCAATGTGTACACATGGAATAGTTTGGACATACATAGGATTTATATCTCTACCCTTATCTATGTCCTACTTGATGAGTACAGCTCTATAGTTGTGAATCCATTGTTCAATCTATATTCTACTTATATGTTCTGATTCAGCAACAGAACTATTGCGCAATTCAAGTAGAATATCATCAATAATAGTATTCAGTGTGTTTAATTTCATAATGCATTATTTATTAAATATCTTTATAACGTATTTAGATGCGTTCTAAGCCATTTTATAGGTGTAGTAGTACAATTGGTCAAGTAATATAATAGCGTTTGTCTAGAAGTCTTAAAATAAAAAAAGGCTAGTTATTAACTAGCCTCATTCATTGCTTTCTGCATATTCTATGGTAACATCTATTTCATCTAAGGTGGAACCATATTACTTGCCTGTTTTATTAAATCTTTAAGTTCTCTAACCTAATCTTGTAATTCCTATATTCTAGGATCTTCCTTTTCAGGTTCTTTCTCTGTATAATCTAACTACTTAAGTATAGCTTCACATTTGGTCATTTCCTCGTCATACCTAGCAACAGCTTCTTTTTTCGCTTTATATTCATTGTAACTAGATTTAACCATATTAACTATATGTTGTTTGTCTGTAGCTACAGTAAGACCTAGTTGAGTATCATTAATTAATGATTTGCCTTCCTCTACTGTTAACTTCTTTTGTTCACCACCACAACTTATAACTATGTCTACTAACTTCTTTCTATTCTAGTTAGGCATTGGAAACTACTATGGTGGTAGTGGTTCGTCATACACTTTAGATACACTTACTATATTACCAGCAAAGTAATTAGTACTCTTCTTAAATGTACCTATGATTTCTAATACATATATAGGATCGCCTATACTCAATTGCGAAAATGTTATCATAATAAGTATTTGTTTAAGGGCTCCGAAGAGCCCTTGTTAATATTAAGCTGCCTGTGCAGCTATGTTTGTAGGATATGCATTTACTAATTGATAAGTGTTATTACATTTATTATAGTAAATCAAATATCTGAAATTGAGTTGTAAGTCACCGGCTTGTACTTCTTCTTGTAATGCATTACGAAGCATGCTTTGAGTAGTATTGTTCTCTGCATTATCATCTGATAAACCAACTGGAAGAGAAGCGTCAGCTGTAGCAGATGCCTGTCTTACATCCAAGAAAAACAGTCCCTCTTTAGGTAAACTAAGGAATTCCTGATGATTTACATCATATCTTACTTCTGTAGTAGTAGCAGATACACCTGTAGTTCTAAGTACCGGTATACCAGAAATAGTATTCAATCTTCTGCGACGTCTACCGAAGAAGAACGGATTAAAAGGACCAAACGGGAATAGTGTTTGTTGTGTATTATAGAAAGGAAACATAATTACCTCCTTTCTTATTAGCAACCACAGTTGTTATAACCTACTCCGCAGTTTGCATAAGTATCACCAGCAAAAGCTCCATATGCAGCAGCTCTGAAAACTTCTGGATTATAAACAGACAGCTGAGGATATGGTACACTTACAGTGTTAGGAAGTTTGCACTTGATACCATCAACGTCAGATTGCAATGCATTTAACTTAGTAACAATAGGCGTAGTAGCCTGACTTATCATTGTACCAAATGTAGCAGTCTGATGTTCTTGACTTAACTGAGATACCAGTGTAGAATTTTTCTCACGCAGAGAGTCAATCTTGTCAAGTAGTGCCTAATTTTGCATAGCATCAAGTTTTGCTATAATAGCATTAGTATTTGCAGTACCATTATCACGCAGAGACAAAGTATTGCTGTTCATTGTGTTAACCAAGTTGTTAGTCTGATTACATACAGCCAACTGGTTTTCGTAACCCATCTTAGTCAGGTTAAGATTTACACCATCTATAGATCTCTAAGTGGTGCAGCAGCAGTTTGCCAATTCAGAAGCAAGAGATGCATTACCTGAAGTAATAGCATTTATTACTTGCTGACTGGACAACTTAGTATCACAAGCAATCTGATTTACACTAGCATTAATAGTATTCAATGCACTCTATACTGAGTTAAAGTCACAATTCAAAGTATTAGACAAGTTGCTGATAGCTTCTTTATTACCATTGATAGCCTGCATCAACAGACTAGTATTAGCGTCAGTATTCAATTGAGAAGCAAGTTGAGAAGCTTCGCCACCTCTATTACCGAAGCCGTTGCCTCCCCAGCCACCCCAGCAGAAGAAGATCAGGATAATCCAGATCCACCACCATCCGCCGTTACCGCCGAATCCGCCATTGTTATTCATCATAGCCATCAAAGCAGCAGGGTCCATACCTTTATTTGCATTCTGCATTAAAGCAGCCAGACCAGCGTCAAAACCGCGGTCTTGAAGGATAATTTTATCTTCTAACATAATTGATTTTATTTAGGATTGATTTAATTTGATTAATATCTAATATAACGTACAGAACGACCACGTTTAAGTTCATCTTCATAAGGAAACATTCTTTCCTTCTCATAATCCCTTTCATCGTATTCTCTGTCGTATTCTCTACGTCTACCATATGAAGATCTTCCCATTCTCCCACCTCTACGATAGGTTCCATAAGGTTCGTCATCGTCATCATCTTCATCTTCATATTTGCTGTAGTTTCTATCGAAGTATTCCTCTTCTGCATCTCTCAGCTTGTCACACATTACATAAATATAATAGTACCACATCTTACCTTCGTCAATGTCTTTGTCACTTAACCAAGCTTTAGCTAACTCTACGAAATACTTAGAGTTATTAGAACCTGTCATGTTAACAATTACTTTGTAGTAATCTGAGTAAACCATATTCAATGCAACATACCAATCATACTTATTGAACTTGCTATCAAAGCGAATTCCGTATTGATTTGCAAGAGCAGAAGTTTCTTCTACAGACCAATGTTGGCCTCTAGATCCGTCTTCGTTTTCCATCTTACTTACAGCTTTACGTGCATGTTCGTCATCAAAGTGAGGACCATGCTTAGCTTCATAAGCTTTTGTACGGATTATTCTATGCATATTATTATTGATTAATTTTAATATTTTGTTTGATTATTCCGTAACTTCAACTATCCTAGTATCTGTTACTTTAATTAAGTCATTGCTGTTATATATCTGATACTTTCTGATACGATCTTTCTTCCAATCAAAGTGTAAGAACCTCTAGAAGCCATTCTTATACTTATTACGATATTCTTTTTTCTCTTCTACGAACAATACTTGAGAGTTCCTTAAATCTAGTATGGCGGTTAAGATTGAGTCTTTTCTTTCTACTGTGATAGTAGTTAAAGGATTTAGCTTTAAGTCCTCCTTAAAGTCTACTTCTTTAGTTATTATTTTAGTAATAGTATCCTTCATTTCTGTATTGATTACTTGTACCTACTAGAGGTTCTTGTCTTTGATCTTTAATTCTTTCTACACTTCCTTGGCAGTCTAGAGTAAACTATCATTTGAGTTATTTAGATCTACTACCTTCAACTGAAGTGTTCTATTATCGTCTCTTAATCTACTTGTCAAACTCTGGTAATATTCGTAATTATTTGTTACTTGTCCTAGACGTTTATCTAGAACCTATATCTTCTTACTCTAATAAAAACAAAAGGCAGTCAAACCAATTATGATAGTGACTGCCAATTTACTGAGATAACTCTTAATCTCTGATAACATGTTATTCTGTTTTAAATTCTGGTAATATATACTAGATTGCTAGCGCACTAGATCTAGACATTTTTTCTACTAGTTCTACATCTACTTCATTTTCATCGAAGTCATGAATGTAGCCTATTACTATACTTCCAATCCAGTTATTCTTTTCATCTGATAACTTTCGTATAGCAGTAGTATGACAACCGTTACTTGTCATTATAGATTTAATCTTGTTATCCAGATTAGATGATTCAATATCTTTTATGAATAAATAATCTTGGTTTGCTAGTTCTGATACGAAGTTAGCTACTGATTCAATCTTAATATCACATAGAGGTTCTCTTACTGAAGATACTCCATACTTCTTTACTTCAAGCGTAGCAGATATGAACATCTCTCTATACAAAGGATGCGGTTGGATTAGGTATACTCTATCCGCTTTGAGGAAGTATAACAACTCCCACAACTCACCATATATAGTAGCGATGCTACCAGCCTTCTTTATGTTGTTCTGATGTTCTTCTTTTCTCCATTTCTCAATCTTATAGTCAGTCATTTTATTTTTAGTATACTGATTATAAGTAAACCAGAGTGCTGCGATAGAAGCTATTCCTGTAAGTATCTGTGGTAAAAACTCTATAAACATTTGAGATATCTTTAAAAAAATTAATCCTAGCGCAAACTTGATGTACTAGGATCTGACAATGAATCTGAAAACTACTTATAAAACGTAGTTATATGTATTAGGTTCTCTTACGTTTACTTGTATTAATGTATTCCAATAGCTCTTTATGTTTTGTCATTTTACTTAAAAGATTCTTACCATTACAATATTTAATCCAACCTATATAACTACAGATTTTCTATTTGTATTCACTCTTACTAAGATCGTCTCTTCTGTTTAATTTACTGATCTTTCTACAGAAGTTCTTCTTAATAGTTTTCCTTAGAAGAACGTGAGTGTGATACACTCTATATCCTACAAAGTTTATTCCTCTAGAATCTACTTTGAATATCTGCCAATTGTCTTTAAACTTTATATTGAGTTTAGTTTCAATGTACTCTTTCATGTCTTTGAACAACTGGCGTAGTTCTTCTTTGTCTTTTCCTAATATTACTATATCGTCTGCGTACCTGAAATAGTATTTTATATGTTTCTCTTCTTTAATCCAGTGATCAAGATATGTAAGATATAAGTTAGCAAAGAATTGTGATAAGTAATTACCGATAGGTACTCCCTATGCAGAATCTATTATTTCATCTAATATAACTAATAGTTTCTTATCTTTTACTTTTCTTCTTATTAGCTATTTTAATATATCATGATCTATTGAAGGATAAAATTTTCTGACATCTAACTTAAGACAGTATTTTGTATTGGCTTCATCTTTCAGTGCGAACTTAACATCTTTCAGAGCTTTATGTATACCACGATTTTTTATACAACTATAAGTTCCTTTAATGAAAGATGATACCCAAATAGGTTCCATAATGTTCATAATAGCATGATGTACTATTCTATCTGGATAGTATGGAAGCTTGAATATTTCTCTTTCTTTAGGTTCATATATCTTGAATATATAATATTCAGAAGTCTTATATTCACCATTTATTAATTTCTTCTGTAGATCTAAAAGTAATTTTTCTCTATTCTTATCAAAATTAATTATTTCAGGTCTATGTTGTTTTTGTTTTCTAGCTCTTTTATCTGCTAGATATAAATTGTCTAAAGTTACTATTTTGTCAAATAAATTATTATATCTTTTCATCTGTAATCCATTACCGAGTTTTCACGAAAAAAAAAGTTACTAACACAGTTAATTAGTATGTTATCTTTTACCAAGGGGTAAGGTCTTCCTCTACAGTCTCTTAATTTCTTTATTTGTTTAATTACGGATTCAGTGTACTGACATTAGCATTAGCATTGCTAAGCTCATTGTTAGAATTAACATTGAGTAACCTAGCATTCGTGCTATTACTAGCATTACTGCTTAATGATGAGGAACAACCTATCTATATTTTTAATTAAATTACGGTATATAGATTAACCGAGTACCGACATTAGCACGAGCACGGCCAAGCCCATCGGAAGAATGAACAGAGAGCAACCCAGCACTCGCGCCATTACTAGCATCACCGCCTATTAATGTTAACCTATCAGTTGTACTATTGTTAGTCCAATTGTGGTCACACCAATAAGTTGTAGTATTACCACCGAATGTTTCATCTATTGGAGGCAATATATCAAATGCTGCATTGTATACTAACTTCTTCTTATAACCTTCAGTAATAGTAGTACTACATTGATAGTCATAATCTGATATATTAGTAGATCCAAATGTACTTAAGTCGGTATTTATATAAACGTCATTTTTATTAGTTTGCGCATTAAAATGTACAAGTGTGTCTATACAATTTTTCCATACATGACCAAATGGATTCTCAATACCTCTATAAGTAGGAACATTATAAGACTTCTGAGTTGCAACACCTTCTGCATCAGTACTATTGACAGTAACAGAAGTTATACCAGTAGAGTTTCCATGTTCGTCTGTACTTCCGCAAGGTATAAAACTCCATGTATCAACTCCATTTACTTTAATATTACCTGCAATAACTCCATCTCCAAGACCACCTTGATGATAACCTTCTGCAGTTAATTCGGCATTGAAAGCTTTCTAACTGTTGGTACATGCATATTCAACTAAGTAAAGCACAGTAAGTATTCTATGAGCTCTGTAAGTATACATGTTCCAATTCGTAGTACTGGAGTTATTAGCCCTAGCTCTAGATTGCATAGTAGTTCTATTAATGTTTACTACTGGAGTAATAGATCCATTGTTAATAGATTTTAACACATTATCTACATTAGATGCTTCATATGCAGAAATATAGAACTTCTCCACATGTTCAGCTTCTGGAATATGAGGATCTGCTGGATATAAGTTCAAATATACAGTAGTATCATCTCTCATACATTTATACCAGAACTCTGGTATTTCTACCATAGTATTTAATGTCATGTCTCTATCAGTACCATCTTCATACTTGGTTCTATCTGTAGCATTAAGATATTTAACTGTTCCATCAGAAGTAATCGTGCAAGACTTCATCTTAGAATGTATAGGAAGTTCTTTATGCCAAGGCATATACCCGGTTCTAGTCAATAATGTACTCTACGGTTCTATAGGAAAGCTAACTCCATAATAGTTAGTAAATACATTAACATCGCCAAGATATGCAGCTACAATATTTTTATCTCCTAATTTCATATTATTCGTGAATTAAATATAGTGTTTTAGAATCTTTAACAGACAAAGTGTCATATTCTGTCTAAGTCATAGATACTACAGTAGATACTTCATCAGATGTTACACAGTGACTCAAGTCTACTGTTTCAGATAACTTATCCCATTCAGCAGGACTAGCTACAATACATACATAGTTAGCACCAGTATCTGTTAGATTATATACGTCTCCAACTACAGCTGTGGTAGGTAGTGCTTCGAAATTAGCTACAGAACCTTTCACTCTATATACAGATGCTACTTTAGCATCTACTTGTTCCTTAGTATATGCATCCTGAATACCATAACCAGACAAAGTAGTAGCTTTATTTGCTTTATTAGCTAGTTCTTTGTTAATAGATTCAATTAGATCATTATCAGTAATAGTACTCCATTCAGATCCAGTCCATGTTTTAATACATCTACCATATGGATCAGTTTGTAAGTCTATCCAATACTGTACTTCTTTGTGATTGGGGGTTGACTTACTAGGTACGAAATTTATAGTTTCTCTCATAGTTGTTCTTCTTTATTAGTCCATTTATCACTGCTTAACAATTTCTGTAATTCTTCTCCTTCATAGGTAGGATACGGATATACTACTTCCGGAGTTTCATCTTCTTCTGTTAAAGGTAATGTCATTGCTGATGGAAATAGTAATTCATAGTTAGCAACTTTCATGATTACTTCAGTTCCATCTACACTATAACGAAATACTAAATGCATTTCGTCTAGTGTATTTTGTGTTATATCAATCAGCATCTCGGCTGGTACAACAATATATTTCATTCTTGTATAAATATTGGGTTAGTTAAATCAATTATTTCGTCTTTCTCCATTCT